CTGAATTTCCAATAGCAAGTTCACCTTTCTTTTGGAAATAGCTGATGATAAATGAATGAGAATCTGGATTCTCTCCAGATTCTCTAACTTCTTTTCTTTGGTCAGGGTTTAAATAAAAGAATTTACCCTGACCGTTGCTTACAAAACTAAAAAATTGACACATAAATTTTCCTCCTTTATTTCATTTATTTTTTAACTTCTTTATATCATTTAAAGATTCCCATTTCTTATTTAAAAATTCATAATATTTCTTTTTTTCTTCTGGATTTTCTTTTTTCTCAACATATTCTTTTACAACTTTTTCATTATGTATAATTTTTTCATGATAATGATGTTCTGATTTCTTTTCTTTTTCTTCATATTCATTGAGTGTTTCAATAAATTTTTCTGTAAGTTGAATCTGATAATCTTTTTCCTCTAATAATTCTTCCTGAGTGCAAACTTGATTTTCTAATTCAGAAATCTTTTGCTTCATATTTTGCCATTTATTATATACAAAAAAAACTGCAATTGCAATACTAATTAAAACAATTACACTTGATATAGATTTCCAATATTTAAATATAAAACTTATTATCATACTAGGAATCATTTTTTTCTCCATTAATACGAATTTTGAATCTAGTCGCATGGCTCTTAAACCTCATTTCCATTTTATTTTTATTTTTATCATATATTACGGTTGAATTATTTTTTATTTCTTCTTCTGAAAATTGATATAAATCAAATCTTGAAAAAAGAGATGATATAAATGTATTTACCATTGATGTTGCATAATATTTTTGAGACTGATCAATATTTTGCTTGAGGACCTGATTCAAAAATAACTTTTTAACGAACATACGCCGGCTCTGACGAACAATTATATCCTTTTTAAGGTTTTCTATTGCTTCATCAAAATTATTTCTAAAATCATCTAAATTAATAGTATATTCTCCAATTTTCAAAACTGGATTTTCAAGAACTTTTTCTGGAAGATTTTTCAAATCTTCAATCATAAATAAATATACCCTTTCTTTTTTTATATCATAAGATTTTGAAGTTTTCAAATTTTCAATTAATTCACGATAATCCATTACTAATCGATTCATATTAACCTTACCAATTTTTTCTCCAATTAAATTCTTTTTAAATTGTTCTTCTGATTTTATTGGATTTTCTGGAAACATTTCTTTGCTCATTTCACTCATTCGTAACTCCTTAAAAATTCATAATCATCTTCTTTGCATTTAATTTCAGAAATATGTAAACATTTATCATGAATTTGTGATCTTTCAAAAATATCCCTTGTTTTATATTTAGATGCACATTTATTATAAACTGATATAAAACAATCCGAATTAATTTTCATATGTGCAATTGGTTCCTTATTATGTATTTCTGATTTAAAATATAAAATAGAAATAATTAAAAATAATGATATAAAAAATAAAAACTGTTGTATTTTCATAATTCAATCTCCTCTGTTGATTCTTCAAATTCAATCAATTCAACAACTTTTTTAATAAACTTTTGCATTAAAATTGCACGTGACCTCGAAGTCACTTTAATATCTAAAATTGGACATGAAAGAGTTTTTCTTCCTTTCTTATCTTTTTTGATTTCATGAACATCTTGACATAAACATAAAATCTTTTCTTTATCAGGAGATATAATATATGGTATATCTCCTACTTTTACATTTTTAATATATTTATCAATTGTTTCGTGGTCAAGAATCATATTACCTTGACTTGATGCAATTTTAGCATCCTTAATTTTTCTTTTATACTCTCTTGATTCTCTTCTTTTTTCAGCTCTTTTTGACATAAAATTCTCCCTTAAACATTAATATACTAATTTTTTTAGAAAAGTCAAATTAAATTTATACTGCAAATATAGAAGTGTCGTTTTCTTCATTTATACTTTCATCTTTTTCTTCACATTCAATTTCTTCTTCTTCATCAAGATCATCTTCATTTATTTTAAATGTTTTACGAATTCTAAATTCCTCTTTTTTTCCTTTATTCCATTGATTTAAAGGAGAATAAAATCCAACAACTCTTGAATAAACTACCATCTTTTCATTACATCGTCTTTTAGCCATAAATACCTCTTTGTTTTCTGTTTTAAAATTTACTTCAGAAAACTTTCACACAATTCTGGATTTTTCATTACCTGAACAGATTTTTCTGTTGTTGAAAGTAAAATAGTTGGCATACCAGAAATACCACGCCCAAAATATCTATTTGAAAAGGCATCAAATTTTGTTTTAAATGTTCCTGTTTGGATAAACCAAGCTTCACCACCAAACTCTTTTCCTTGATCAGCAGCCGTTGAATACATTTGAGTGTATTGAAATGCAGGTGTATGTTTATGCGCTGTTACAACGACATCTCCAGGATAAAATTCTTTATACAATCTTCTTTGTCCGTGATTTTCATTGTACATAGAATATCCTTTTCCAACATGACTCATTACAATAGAATAGGAAACAGTTGTCCCTCTTTTTTTATTTATAATTTCTAAATTTAAAACTCCCATACCATCAAAATAAACAAAATCATCTCCAAACATATGTTGAACAATTGAAAATCCAGTATTTTGCTCATCCCTATTATCATCATGATTGCCCCATGTCATAGCTAAAACTTTATTTTTTGCTTTAAATTCCTCAAGGATAGATGCTAAAAGTTGTGTTTGTTCTTTTGGTCCCATGATTTGATCGAGAATGCAAGAAGCAGTTCTAAATTTAACAAAATTATCCCTATAATCACCAACACATAAAACATACATTCCATCAGTATTAGAAATATAATCAATATTTCTTCCAAACGATGCATAATCAACTGAACTTGATCCCATATGCCAATCAGCAGAGGTTGCTATAGCAATATTATCTCTATCTGTTTCTATTTTTATAGTTGCAAAAACTTGACCATTTGACATTCTATCAGTCAAATTTTGATGTTTTTGAAAATGATCAAACAATTCTTTCCAATGAACATTTTCAGATTCATTTTTATCTAAATATTCAATAATATCATTTTCTAGAATATTTTTTTCTTCTTTTAATCCCAAAAATTCTTCAACTCGTTTTAACCCTTTTTTTCTTTTCTGAAAAAATGAACTCGCTGAAATTCCATTTGAATTAAGAAAGTCTTGAATTGACATACCACTTGCAGTTGCAAGCGCCTTGACTTGTTGTTTCAAAGATTCATAACTACTCATAACTTTTAATTTCCTCTATAATTAACAATAAATCCTGTAAATTTTTATGATTTTCTTTTACATCATATACAATTTCTTCTTTAAAAAAATCATGTTTTGTTTCATAGGATAAAAGAAATTTATCATCATATATTTCTGAAATTTCTATTTCCTTGTAAATAATATGATTTGAATCCCTTAAAATACCAGAATAATAATAATCTTCATGAATTGGTTGAATAGTTTGACCATCAAATCGATCATTTAATAAAAAAGTACAATATTCTTTATAAAACATAATCAAAAATTTTCTAAGGATAATTTCAGTAATATCTAATTCAACATAATCTTCAAAAATATTATCTATTGTTTCAGCAATGACACGGGCAAGGATTCCTTCATGTTTTAATAATCTTTTAGGAATTTCTATTATTCTAAAATTGGATTGTTTAATATAGATATGAATATCATTTTCATTTATAAAAAATGCTTTTGAATGATGCATTTTTGTTACATTACTTCCAAATCTTAACCATAAAGATCTTTTACTCCTTTCATCCTTTTTATCTTGTTCAAGTGCCTGACAATTAGCAATTGTATCGACACTACCAGACAAACGATCAATAGCATTTGCCATTTTATCTATTTTAGAAATTAATCTATCATCAATCAATGTTTTTTCTGGTAAAATCAATTTTTTTCGTTTAAAAAAATTAAACATAATTTTCTCCTTTCATTAAAATTATTTACTAAAACAACTTAAAATCATATTGTTCATAAAGTTCATCTTTTCTATCAACAATATCTGCATAATCTTCAAAGAATTTTCCTAATATTGTTTGATAATGTGCATCAATATCAACATATTCATCAAGGTCAAATTCTTTTGGTAAAAACTCTTTAATTGCAATGGTATCTATAAAATATTTGTTATCTGATTTTAATTTTAAAATTTTTGCTTTATCTCCTCCTTGATGTGGTTGATAAATATCTTCAAGGTTTAATTTAGATATTAAATTATTAAAATGTATTGCTGCTTTAACTTGTTGAGGAGCTTTTTTTTTAAAAGTTGAAAGTGTTTCAGATTTATATTCATAATATTTCTTTATTCCATTAATTGTTTTTGGGATTGCAATTTCTTCAATTGGAATGTCATCAAAAATACTTTTTACTTTTTTAATATAATTTTTAATATCAAGTCCCCAAACAAGTCTTTTAATGTATTTTATCATATATGGTTTAAGTTGTGTTGGAGTATCTGATCTTACAGTTTGCATTCCCATTATCTTCATATCTGGATAACCATATCTATCGCCTTCATTATCATAAACATAAATTGCATATCTCTTTTTTGCCTTCCAAAAAGCACCCTTTCCTATTATTTCCCGATCCATATTCATTGTATTTACAAATCCACCAATCATATTATACATATTTTCATAAATTTCTTTGATTTTTGGAAAAAGATATTTTTTTTCAAATGAATCTAAGAAATCAACAATATCATAATCAGACATATTTTTTAGTTTTTCTTCTGGTAATTTTTGAACAATTGGAGTAACATCAAGATAAAAGGAATCTGTATCACCTGCGATAATATTATCATGATTTTCATCGAGTCCACAAATAGTATTAATATATTTGTTAACTCGTGTACCACAATACATATTTGCAACTTGTCCCATTGTAGTAATTGCCTCAGCCATATCTTTATCAAATAAAGGAAAAGATTTCACCTGCAATGCACCATAAAAAGAATTCAAAAGAATTTTTTCTGCAAGTTGTATATTATTTAAATTTCTTGATTTAATTAAAAGTTCTTTTCTTTTTAAAGCATCTTTTTCATTTTTTGCAAGATTTCTGTATTTTCCTGATTCTGTTTTATGATTTTTTCTTTGTAAAAACAAAGATGAAATTAAATTAGGAATAAATCCTTCCTTTTTAGCATCAAAAACAGTTCCAAATGGAGTTATTATTTTTTTCTGTTTTTTCCAAGGTTCAAAATCAAATGTACCAGTAATAAAATCATCTATAGCATTAATATTTTGCTTCTCATTATGTAAAATAGTTTCAGGACTCATATTACAAAAACGAATTAGGGAAGGATACAATGATGTTAAATCTTCAGATAAAATCCATTCCTTTCTTCCAAATTGAGGTTCATAAACAACTGCACCAACAATACTTTCTCCTGTTTGACCTGAACCAGTTGAAGGAATAATTTTATTTTCATCCAATAAGCGATTAAAAAGATTTGCTGCCCATACAGCAGTAGTAGATGCAAATTTTTTTGGATTTGAACCTGAATAATGAGCAATAGAAAACATCAAATCTATATAACCAAGATTTTTATCAATTGCTTCAAGACATTCAACATCCCCTATGTTGTATATACAATATTTTTTCTTATCATTAAGCCACAATGTTCTTAAATCACCATCATAATTTATCTTTCCAATGCCAGCAACTGATTGGGAAACATCCTCTAATTTATATGAATCCCTTTTATTTTGTGTATATTTTTTATCAAGCTGAATATAATCCAATTGATTGATTCCAACAATATCCCAACTCTCTATTTTAGATCCATCTAATTTTTCAAGCTCCTTATGTTTTAAATAATTAAATGGAGATATTTTTTTTGCTTCATTATTTCCAAGTAATTTTTTTGCTCTTCTGAGGAAATAAGGATCATCAAAATAATCAGAGTTCCATCCACATGTGACATCAAATTCATTTTGCCGTACAAATGATATAAAATGTGAAATTAATTCCTCTTCAAATTCAAAAGAATATATTTTCATTTCTTTTGCAATTCTAAAATATTCTTCAATATTAGACCATTGTTCTATTTTTTTATTAATTTTAACAATAAATTCCTTATCTTTTTCAATAAAAAATTCAATATGTTCTAGTTCTTCTGGATCACTAACAATTAATTTAATTTCATCTTTTCTTTTTTTATATTCTTCATATTGTTTTACTTTTTCATGGATCATTTTTCTAACTGCATCAGCTTTATCTTTATATTTTTTTAAAAATACCTTTTTAGCATTCATTAAAGAATTTTCTACTTCAAAAAGAGTTTTAAATTGATTTAATTCAGGAAATTTATATTTAAACCAATCAATTGATTCAAATTCATCTGTCAATGCCCATAAATGTATATTATTGCTCGATCTATTTAATCCAGAAATAGTAACAATAGGATGTTCTGCTTCTTCTGCATGTGGAAATCCTTTTTCTGACCAAACCTCAATATCATAAAACAGAACTTTAATTTTATCTGAATCAAAGTTTTTTGCAAGATTATCCTCTCTTATTTTTTCTACAATTGGAAGTTCACGACCTATATTACCGACAACTAAAGATCTTGGATATGTTCTAATTGCTTGATTAAATTCATTAAGATTAATATTTACTACTTTATCAACATTTTCATTTTCTGGAAATGTTTTATATTCTGTTTCTTTGCTTGTTTTTAAGAAAAAATATGGCTGAAAATGATTATCCCTTTCATAAACTTTAGTTCCATTTTCATATTTACTAACATATAAACTATTTCCTATCCTATCAATATATGTATACATTTGATCTCCTTTTACTTTCTTTTTTTATACAAGTTTTTTTAAGAAAGTAAAGTATTAAAATAATTCAATTTTAGATTTTTTAATTTTTTTAACAGTTGGATCCTTAGATACTTTTTTGTTTTTTGGTTCTTTTCTTTCTGGAGTAACAAGTTCCTTTTTTTCTCTTATCTTCTCAGACTGTATTAATTTCTTTTTTCCCTTCCTTTCATAAACAATTTCATGTTCATATACAACACGTTCGACTAATTTTAATTGACATTCATTTATAACAATATCATTGAATTTTTCAAATGCTTCAATCAATTCATCATTCATTTTTTTAAGTTTTGTAATTTTTGGTTCTGAAAGTAAATTATGAAATTGAGCTGCTTTAAAAAGGGCTTTAAAACTTGTCATATATCCTGTAATATTTTTCCAAGTATATTTATTTTCTTTCTCATTATAATTCTTCCTTTCTATCCATGCATCTTTTTTAGAGACAACAATTCTGAAATTTTCAGTCAAATTAATTATTCTTTCGTCTTTACTCATTTTTTTTACCTCTTTTCTTTTCCTTGGGTTTATCATCATAATTAAAAAATTCTATAAATTCTTCATCTGTTCCACATTCTTCAAGAGTTTCCATAAAACTCATAGCACGTTCAATGGAACAATTAAAATAATCTGCAACCCTATATATAATTGGATCATCACTTGTAACTTTCGCTCCCAAATTAGTTATAAAAAACTTCTTTTTCGGTGTAAGTTCTTCAATAAATTTATAAATTTTCATTGGAGATACTTTTCCTACCATCAAATTAACTTTAAAAGCAGCTTGAAATAATTCTGGATGATATGAAATATATCTTACTAATGGATACACAAGGTTTTCAACTACGGACATCGAATAAACTTTTCTTTGAGGATCATTTTCGAGATTCATTGATTCAAGTTTTTCCCTATTAAACAAAATTTTTTCAATATTCTCATATGACCGTCCATTTTTAGATTTTGTTATTCTCATTATAACATAAAAATAATTATTATTTTCTAAAATTTCATTAAGGCATTTAAATTCAGTTAAAATGGTTATTAAATCAGTTAAAGTTGTTTTACGATGTTTTATTTCAAGTTCTTTTTTTTCTTCTACTTGCCCTAAAAATTCCATTATATCCATTTTATCCTCCTTTATAAATTAATTCTTCAATTTGTTGTTGTTTTCTTTCTGCCAATTTCAATTTAGCATTTATTCCAGAAAAAGTATTTTTTTTAATAAAATCAATTATATTAGAATCACTCCAATTATATTTTACCTTCAAATCATTAATATCTTTTGCTTTAACATATGCATCCCAAAGGAAAACATATTTACCATCATCAATAACTTTAAGAATTGACCTATTAATTGAAGAATTAAGAAATTCATTATCAAACACATAAATTGAATGGGATTTTTGTATTTCTTTTAAATAATTTAATTTTAAATTAGCTGAAATCATAGATAGTATTTGTGTATCACGATCAAACGTGAGCTTATCTAACATACCTTCTAAGACAATTATTGGAAGATTATGATTCACAGTATTCTCCCCAAAGAAAAATCGCTCAGAAGAAGATTGTGTTACCATATTGAGGTATCTAAAATAACCATCAGAATTTAACATACGCATTCCAAAACCAATAGCATTATTCTTTGAATTTAAAAAAGGAACTACAATTCCTTCAAAACAAACATTTTTTCTCCATTTTTCTTGATATTGTTTTGTTTTAAATATTTTATTGAATATATTATAAGGATTGCCTACAAGGTAAAATATTTGATTCCAATGTCTTTCATGTATTTTTCTTTTCTTTAAATAAGTTGCTGGAATAGAATCTTTCTTTAAAGAAGATATTGGGTGCATCCAATAATAAAAATTTTTAATAGAATTTAATTCAATAATAGGATTTTCAGTTTTTATGATTTCTATTTTTTCGTTTTTCTTTATTGATATTAAATTTTTTCTAAATTGTTCTTGTATAAACTCTTTCCATAAATTATAATCAAGAGTTTTTATAAATTCAGAAAAAGAATTATTTTCACCGGCTATACAATTTCTTCTATGGCAATAAAAGAAAGGTTTTTCCGTATCAAGACCAAGAATATATGCTGATCTTTTATTTGGTTTAGATTTTGAATCCCCACAAAAGGGACATCTAAAAGATGCTTTATTTGAACTTATTTTTAATTTTCTGAGTAATAATCTCTGTAAATATGTTCGCATTCAAATCCTTTTTTACAAATACAATCATTTATTTTTATATACGTTTTTTTGAGAATGTAAAGAGAAATTTAATAAAGATTCCACGGAATAACTTTCCATGGCTTTTTTTCATAAAAAATTATTGCAGATTCTTGATTTATATTTGATTCTTCATCTTTAGATATTGCATATTCAATATTAATAATATCTATATCCAACTCTGTTTCAAGAAAAATATTAATTACATCTTGTAAAGAAAGTTCCTCTTCATAAAATTCATTTTCATCAGCACCATCTGGAAATTGAGAATAAATATATCCTTCATCATTTCTAAAAACTTTAGTTGGTTTTAATACTATTATTTCCACAATAAACTCCTTATTTTAATTTTACTAAGCATTAAGACCATCAAGAAAACCTAAAAATGTTATTTTAAATAAAATATGAGAAAGCCATTCAATCTCGCCAATCTCTTTTATTTCATTTTCATTAACATTCATTCCAAACCAATACTTCCAAGGAATATAATCAAGCTGATAATGTTCATCATTTATTTTAGATTTTCCACACACATGAAGAATTTTTTCATCACCATCAGATATAAATGAAACTTCAATGGCATAATAACATTTTTCAGGTTTAATTTCCCTAAGTTTTTTCCATACTTTTAAAAATAATTCTTTATCATTATTAGGATAATTTTTTTCTAGTTTCGACCATACATTTTCAAAATCATTTCTCCAAATTAAAACATCTAAATTCATAGACTCCTCATTTATTCATAATCAACAACATCACCATAATGAAATTGAGCTGATGGGCAATCCCATATGTTAATACAATTATATTGAAACTGATCTTTTAAAAATTCTAAAGATTCCCATTTTGTATTGACATATTTATATTCCTTTTTAAGATACATATAATAAAAATTTTTAATCTGTTGGGTCCAAAATGCAAATACATTATCATATTTTTCATGGTTAAATCTTGCAAAATATTCTATTCCATAATTTTTATTTTTTTTATCTTTTCCAATAGACAATGATGCAACCAATGATTCAGAAAGCAAATCACATTTTACATCATCTGGATATTTTCTGAAATGTGTATGTTTTAATAATTTTTCTGCTATTTTAACATAATTAATCATTAAAATTTTTCTTAATTTAAGTCTTTCATTAGATAATTCATCATTTTCCTTATCCTTTAAACACAATTCTTTATATTTAACAATTAAATCAAAAAGTTCTTTCTTATCAACAAAATCCCTTTTTTCTTTTTTATCCCGTCTCTTTTTTAAAGTATCTCTGTGGATAATTGGCACTTCTGATTTCTTCTCCTTCCTAAGAACATTTAATCCTAAAAATTTTAATAATTCATAACTCATAATTATTTACTCAAGACGGTTTTTAAAATTTCAATTTGATTTCTATCTAATTTTGAAATAACTTCATATAATTCACTTCCTGTCATTCTATTTAATTTATTTGATATATAATTATTAAAATTTATATCATCGAGATCTATTTCAATTTCTTCATCTATTTCATATAAAATATCAATATAAGCCTCCTCAGAAAAAACTTCCAGTTTTAAATCTAATATTAAATAATTTTCATCACATTTAATTTGATTGATTTCTTTCAAATAATGATTCATTTTTTTCTCCTTCAAAAATTAGTAAATTTTTCCATTAATATCTGTAGTTCATATTTCATACACCATTTTTCAAAAAGACTTTTATTTAAACTTCTTTTTTGATGTGATCTATATTGATCCATTACATCCTCAGATAATTGTTTTGGAATATTATTAAGGTCTATCAATCTCATATTCCGTTTAAAATTCATTTCTTGCTCTTGATAAAGTTTTTTAAAATTATATTCATTTTTTTCTTCATCATCAGTAAAATAATTTTTTAAAATAGTTTTTGGTCCAAAAGCTTTTTGTTTCTTGGTTGGGTTGACAAAAACATCATCATCAGACATAATATTTGGAATTCCATCTCCAGAATCTCCATAAAGAATATGAAATTTTCTATATCTTTTTGAATCTTCTTTGGTCAATAATTTCCATTCAGTAAAAATATCTTTTTTGGTTGAATGTTGATAAATTTTTTCTGAAGTTATATATTTTTTCTTAAAAGGATTATATAAAAAAACTCTATTTCCAACAAGCTGTAAAAAATCATGATCCCTGGATATTATTACCAACGTATCATCAATATGTTTAAATTTTGAAATAGTTGCAATTATATCATCACCTTCACAATATTTTCTTTGAAGAAAACAAAAAGGAAATATTTCTTCAAGTTCATTTATCAATTTATTAGAAAATTCAATTAAATCTATCATAGCAGGATCTTTTTTTCTATTTACCTTATAATAAGGAAAAACTTTTTTCCTCCAAGAACCACCTTCAAGAGCAATAATTGTATCTGCAAAATTACTATCATTCTCTTTAGAGTAATATAATATCTTTTCTATAATATCTGATCTAACATTATTTTCAACAACATCAATCCCAAATCCTTCATTTAAGCAAGATTTATAAAATTTATGCCAGGACATATGAAAAATATTCATGAAATCAATTATTATACTATTCATTTTTACTCCTATAATATTTCTACTTTATTTTCTACACGATTTTTTAAGAAAGTAAAGTCTTTTAAGAAATATTTTTTAGTATCCTTGTCTTAGTATTAAAAAGTCCTAAAAATCGCTATAAATTGAAATATAAAAGGCTCAGAACAAACTTTTGGACATATCCTTTCTCACTAAAGTTAGTAACATTGAATAATTAAAATTAACATCAATTTTATGTACTATTTCATAAAGAAGATAAAAACCAGAATATTTACTAATATTCTTTTGATCATTTTGACCAAGAAAATATTTTAATTGTATTAAATCGCCTATTTGTAAATCAGATGAGGCAATTTGCATTTGAGCCTGAATAGCATCAGTTAACATATAATCTTCAATAAATTTTGAACTCTTTAATGTCAAAACATTTCTTTTAGAAGAAACAAAATCAAATTTTGGATTTGTAACATTTAAGGAAATATCATTAAGATTATATTTTTCTTCAAAAAGATCAATATCATAATGAATATATCCATTTATTCCATCTTCATAAAAATCTTTTCTCATCATTGGTTCAATCTTTGATATTCCACGAATTGAATTTCTATTTCCATCACCTTCAGTTATTATAGATACATTTGAAAGTTTTTTAACATATTGTTGTGCAAATAAAGATTCAATATTATAAATTAAATAATTATTACCTCTTTGAAAAATAAATTTAGGATCATCAGAAAGATATTCTATTTCTTCTATTGTTTCTATAATATCATAACTATTTGCAATGTAGGAATATGTATCAGTATCATTTAAAACTTTATTTTCAGTTATTATATTATAATTAGAAAAAAGAGTTTCTAACATATAGGAATTTGTTTTATTTTCAAAAGATTTTTTATATGTTTCTGCTTCAAGAAAATTAGCAAAATCCTCATGAATAAATTCAAGTTTATATTTATAAATTTCATTCGTTTTTGTTTCAGAAATATTTGGTATGGCTGTTATAATAAAAGTGAAATCTCTAATAGTTGTTTCTTCTCCAGTATCCCAAACAATATGAAGTTTTTCTTTTCCTATAAATGGAAAATTTTCTCTATAATTAAATTGTTCTTCAATTGTCAATTCTCCATAAAGCCAAATAGATCCAATAGATTCAATTATTTCAATTTCCCGGAAAAGATTTTGAATATTCAAATATTTATTTTCATAATTGATCAATTCAATTTTTCTTAATCTAAGATTTCCTTGTTGATTTTCAACTGTTGTCATAGGGTTCCTTATTTAGAAAAAAGTTTTTTCTGTTTTTCACGATTATTTTTTTGTTTTTCTAATTCTTTTTCTGTTGGTGTTCTTGTACTTTCATCAACACCAAAATTAAAATTTGGTTTTAAATAAAGGTCTTTTTTCTTGTTTCCATTAACACCTATATAATCAAGCTCATTGAATGAAATAGAAAGATTGAGAAATGGTAAACCAGATTCCATAGCTTTAAAATTTCCATCATTACCACCAAATTGCGTTGTTATATTTGATATTCCACATCTCCTGTAAACAAGATATTTTTTATAGCTAGGAAATGATGAAAATTCAACCCTCCAATTAATTGGAGGAGTAATAACATAATCTCCATAAGCTCCAACTGATGTAATACGAAATACAGAAACTATTTGTGCCAATATTTCTTCCTCTTCTCTATTTCTTGGTTTCATGAATTCCCATGCAAGGTCAAAATTTCTTCTTGCGTGACCTGCATAAGCAAGTTTATCATGAGGATTATCAATACCACCACCAAATGCTCCTGATTTCATTGCAAAAACAACTTCTTGAGGTAAAATGGTCGATGCTATTCCAGAAAGTGCCTTATATCCTTTCCATTTTATATATTCACCCAAACCACCACCAAGATTCATTCCTTCAACCGATTGCCACTGACCTACTATTGTATCTGCGGTTGGTCTTATAGGAAGAATGATTGCATCTATTCCTTTTAATTTTATTTCTTTTATTTTTGTTTTGCCTCCTGCTTCTTCTTCATCTAATTTTGCAACAGTATCATCTTTTAATTGCTCAGAAATTCCTGGAATAATAACTTTCGTTCCAATAGGATAAAGTGCTATAAAAGAAACATAAGGAGTTTTTTCTTTAGCAAGCAATTCCTTACTTGCATTTATCATTTCTCTTAATTTAGTAGGAAAAACTAAAATTTTATCGTTTAATTTTAATTCTAATATTTTCTTTTCTAATTCTTCTAATTTATCCATTTAATCACCATTTATTTCTCTTAAAATATCATTTATTCTTTTAATATCTATTTTCCTTTCAATGATATAATTATCTTTTTCTTCTCTTTTTAATTTATATATTTTAATACTTTCATCACAATCAATATCCTGACCGTAGGAATAATACATTTCATCTGGATTTAATATTTCTATTAATCCCCATCTTTCTAAAAGATTCGCAATTTCATTTCTTCTTTCAAGATCTCCTTTTACCCATTCAGGAAATTTTCCATCAATAAAAAATCCTTCCTTATAATGTATTAGAAACCATCTTGAAAAAACTTTTATTATATGACATGTTTGATATAATATTTTATTTTTATGATTTCCAATTCCAAGTCTTGACAGTGTTTCTGAAATAATTTTAATTTTGTGCTTTGGTTTAATTTCAATTAGATTGGTTGTATCTAGTTGACAATTCATAACATCATTCATAACATCCTCTTTTTTTATTCAATATTATTTATTATAGATAAAAAGAGAATTATTCGTATAATGTTTTTGCTATAGGCTTATTTAGAAGCCCAAACAATAAATCCCTGACCCCATTCCTCCGAACATTGCCATCCTTCACCACAATTATTTAAATAAAATTTTTGTATCTTAACAACAATTTTTTCTAGTATCTCAGGTAATCCAGTAAATGGATATATTTCAGAATAAGAAATGAGTGGAATTGGAAATATTCCAAAAGATCCTTTTTCTTTCCAATCAAAAGCATCCATTAATATTTTATATAAATCAGAATCATAATCACTCCTGAAAAGTTTTTTTGAATCTGGTTTAAATTCTATATTTGAATCAATTATTTTTTTAAACAATGATAAAAAGAAATTCAGTGGTTTAAACACACTCTGAACACTAACTTTTTTTGGAACAACATAATTAATAAAATGACCACCATTTTTTAAAATTCTATATTGCTCAGAAATTAACTTTGAAATATCATCAGCATTTTCAAAATGTTCAAGCAATCCAACATTAAAACTAGAATCAAATGTATTATCTTCAAAAGGAAGATTCATTCCATCACCAACTACAAAATTTCCTTTAAATCCAAGTGAATTAAAATTTTCTTTGGCTACTTCTATGGCATTTTCTGATTGATCCAATAATGTACAATTCCACCCATGATATGCATGATATAAAGAAAGATTTCCTCTTCCACAACCAATTTCAATGCATTTTCCTTGTTTTTTGTTATAAAATAATTTATCAAATAGATCATAGTGTTTTTGAAAAACTAATTGCATTTGTGTTTCTGGTTCTCCAGTTGTAAAATAATTATGCTTCTTTTCTTTTCTATCTTTCCAGTCTAGGTTGAAATATTCCTTTGATCCATCTTTCATATTATTCTCCGTTTTATGAATAGAATCAGAATCTTTATATTTTCGATAAATACACGATCTAAAATTATACATTATTTCATATGTCTCCTTATAATTGATAATATTTTATACATCATCATCATCATCTATTTCATTTAATTCATCAACAATTTGGCAGTTTTCATATTCATCAAAAATTGTTTTTAGAGCACCATCTAATTTTGATCCCTTAAATTCTTTCATTATTAATACTAATCTCTTATAATTATTCTTCTTCTTTTTTATTACATTTTTTATCTAAAACACTAAATCCTATCATAACTGTAAAGAATAATAATATTTCCCCTGGTGTAATTAGATCAACATTATTTGCCGCAGAAACTAGTATAAGAGCAAAAAGAGCTATATTAGGTAATAACATCCTTTTCATAATAAACATTCCAAATCTTTTAAAATTTCTTCAGCTAATCTATATCTATTTTCTATATAATTATCAGTTTCAAAACTATTTTCTTTAAAACCTTTTTTATATTTTTTATTTTCATAATTAATTATAATTGATCCTATACCTTTCATATCAAGATCAATTAAAACATTCTTATCTTTTAGCTTATCTTTTAAAATTTCCATTACTTTATAAGCTTCATAAATATTTTTTAAAATCATACAATTCTCCCTTAAAAAATTATATTATACTTAAAAATTCAAAAAACACAAGGTATTATTTTAAAAAAGTTTTATTCGTCTATTTCTATTTTACTATTATAGAACATGTACCATCTTCCATCATTTAATTCTGTATATTTTACTCTAATTGCTGATTTACTAATATCAACTATTTCTCCATAATCCCATCCACAATTATTTTCACATATAACTTTCATTCCAATTTTATATTTAGATTCCATTAATTCTGGATTATTATGAATATTACCTATGACCTTTCCATTATTATTGATTATTAGATCCCTTAAGTCATAATATTCTTCATTTAATCCATCTCCATAAAAACTACATTCATCAAATTTAACCAAAACATTTTCTTTTCGATATAATGTATCTCCATCATAAAAATCATCAAACGACATAATATCATTTTCATATACTTCAATTCCATTTATCATCACTCCTTGCTCTATTTCTGATTTTCTTTCTAATATTCTTTCCAATCTAAATTGTAAATCATCAAATACAAAATAGAAAAAACTATCACCTTCCCATATTCTAAAGTAATAATCTTTACCTCCTAAATTGACACTATTACCGCATTTATCTGTAGGTTCTTTAAAATCCTTCTCAAATGCATCTATAAATGTTTGTGCCAACTGATGAACTCCCTCTCCTTTCGGACACAATGAAACATCCTGCTCGTACATTTCGTAACATCTAAGATTTTTAGTGGAATTTATTCTTGAAAAAGGACAAAAATCACAATTCACAATTTCTGACTTAATTAACTTCCTGCATACTTCTATATGCTCCTTAGTTATATTTTTAAAATTCTCTCTCTTCCTTTCATCTTTCATTCAGTTACTCCATAAAAGTTTTTTGTAAATTTACACTTTCAATTTTTGCCAGAACATGAGCAATTTTTTTACCTGCATTTCCAATTCCAAAAGTGTCATTTGATATGCCTAGTTTATTTCTCATATGAGTTTCAACTAAATCAACAATCATATCTGAATTATAATCACTCCACAGGACATTACCACATCTCTCACGCATTCTTTGCCTATTTCCAATATCAACTACAGGAACACCAAGAAAACTTCCTTCACGGATGCCTGATGAACTATTACCAACCAGACATTTGCAATTATTAATCAATCTGGCATAATCCTCAGGAGAAATATTTTTAACGAACTGAATCTTGTCATTACTTTTATGTGTTTCCCTGAATATCCTAATTCTCTTTGATATATCATCAGTACCTGCATCAATATTTGGCCATAACATGAAAGTCTGCATATTAAGTTTCTCAACAGCTTTCAGTGTCTCTTCAATCTGCTTTCCGGCATCCATATATTCTGTTGTTACCGGATGTTGCATAACGACAATGTATGGCTTATTTGGATCAAGAATTGCTCCTGCACCTCCTGCTCTTTTGAAAATATCTGCATCTAATGATAAATCAATATCAACAAGTAAGTCCATTGCAGGACACCCAACATTAAAAACCATATCAGGATCTTCCCCCATTGTAATAACGCGTTGTTTCGACTTTTCTGTTGCAGGGAAGTGAATATGTGCTAATTTTGTAATTGCATGGCGAACACTTTCATCAATTGATCCTGTAAGTTCACCACCTTGAGTATGAGCAAGTGGAATATTCATATATGTTGAAGCAATGGCGGTAGAAATAGTTTCAAAACGATCAGCAATTGTTAAAACAATATCAGGTTTGAGCATATTAAATATAGTAGGAAGCTCCATGAGTCCTATACCGGTCGATTTAGCCATAGTTAATGGTGAACTACCTTCAAGTATAAAATTCACCGTAGAATCGATTTTAAACCCATCAGATTCGATTATTTTTCTAACATTACCATAACGCTCAAGAAGAGCAGATGCACCAACAATGAGTTGTAGTTCGAGCTTGGGATGTTCTTGAATAGCTCTCATTGCTGATTTGATTCTAGCATAATTTGCACGAGATGCGACTACTACACATATCTTTCTTACTTCTGGAAATTTAATTATTGATGTCATCATTTACTCCATATCTTATATTTTCTATTTTCTCCACTTTTTGTACATTGCATCATTTAGCTTCTCTCTGTTTTCTAATTTTTTCTTGTTTTTTACATTTCTTCACTGCCGATCTCCACACAAAAAACGCTCTTATGAATGGAATGATAGGAAAGAATACAAAAAATCCAATCACACTCAACATAAGAAATAATGCCTCGGCTATCTCTGTTGCAAAAGATAAAAAATATTTAATCTCTATCCAATATCCTTCAAAATTCCAGAGTGTTCTCCAATATCCCAATTTGGCTTTGTTACTTGGACAATTTCTGATCTTGTCACCATCATATATTAGATCTTTATTTTTCATCATTCTTCTCCTGTAATTTTAAAGCATTTCATGCTAGATCCTGAATCTGTTATCTCCCCATCTTCCAACATATTTTTTCTTCACTTTCAATTCTTCTTCAGAAACAACTCTGGTTCCAGTACCATTCACCACTTCAACGAAATCCCTGTACTCACACAATTCTCGCAATTCCATAGGATCAATAGAAACTTTAACATCAGGTGTGGTCATTGTTTTATCTAGGATGAAATGTTTTTCAATCATTGAAATATTCTTACATAGAGCGACTTTAGCAACTTCAATTCCAAGGGAATGATCAGAGAAACCAATTTCATGATTCCACAATCCTTGCTCAAAATTCATATTATCAATCATAAATAAATTTGAATTTTTTGGTTTAGTTGGATATTCAGAAATACAATGCATGATGGTATGCTTAACATCAAAATCTTCTAGGTTATTTAATAGATTAACTATATCTTCACTATCCATCATACCAGTGGATACTATAATATGTTCAAAATTTTCAGATAATTCCTCAAGCATTCCATAACTTTCATTATCTGTACTAGCAACTTTGATATATTCCATTCCAAGTGTTGAAAGAAATGGAATCAATCTTCTATCAAAACATGTTGTTAAAAACTCGACATTATTTTCTTTACAGCATTCAATTAGGTCAATATGATCATTCTCAGATAGTTCTGTCTTCTTGTACCAATGTATGTCCCAACCATCGCCAACAAGATGATCTGCTTTGAAACTTTGAAACTTAACGAAATCAGCACCACAACTTGCAGCAGTTTTAATCATTTCCTTTGCTATCTCCATATCTCCACAATGATTAGTACTACATTCAGCAATTATTTTAGTTCTCATATGATTTCTCCCAATATTTTTTAAACATTTCTTCAAATTCCTTTTTAAAATCATCATCATCATGATCAAGCTTACACAAAAATTCATGATTTAATTCTTCATTAGTTAATATATCAGTATCAACTAATTCTTCACACTGATTTATTATATCATTTTTATATGTCAATGTCAACTTCACAGGAGAATATTCTCCTAATTTTGTTTCAACCTTTACCCAAAATTCTTCATTACTAGAATTTATAAACACATCTGATATTGTATTATGGCATTTTTTTAACAATAAAAAATCTTTTTCATCATTAATAATTATTTTTTCATAATACCGTTCTTTCATTTCAAAAGATTCAATTTTATTTGTTTCTGTATTAAGTAAATGGCAATATTTTTTTTCAAGTTCTCCTCTATTTTTTTGATATAAGGAACCACAATAAAAAATATTATCTTTTTGCTGAGACATATGATAATGACCCGAAATAATTTTTTTATATTTCCAATAATCAGTTTTAAAGAGAGAATCTTTTTTTGAAATAGCTTGTCCATGTCTAAATCCAGAAAAATCAAAATGTCCAAAAAGATAATTTTTTTCGTTATTATGTTTGGATATTTGTTTAGATATTCTAGGAGCATTCAATTCATTTATCCAAGGACAAAAAATTAAATTATCCTTAACATAAACATCATCAATAATTAATTTTCCTCCTTCAAACATAACTGGAAGAGAGGTTATTTTATTCGTATTTGTATAATAACAATCATGATTTCCAGCAATGACAATATATTCACACATTTGAGATATTTCTTTATGAATTTTTTTAAATGTATCTATTATCATAAAATCACCAGCTAATCTTTTATCATATGTATCTCCACAGTTTACAACAAGATCAACATCCCTTTTTTTAATAATTTCCTTTACATATTCCAATCCTTTTTTCTGATAATTAATAAAAGATTCAGATGAATTTGTTCCATGATGTAAATCTGAAATAATTAAAATTTTCATTGATCCTCCTAATTCCATCTTTTTTTATTTGTATTATTTGTAATATTCCATTCTTCAACCTTCACAAATCCATTTGTTGCCCTTTGGATCTTTTTAGCATTTTTTTCTGAAATTGTCAAAAAACATCTGGATCTATAATTAGTCAATGTCCCAAAGGCAATTTTAGATTTAATAGCGAGTTGTCTATAAGTTATTTTATTTTTAATCATATACCATTGTAATTTTTCAATGGCAGTATTTAATTCAATAATTGGTTCTTCAAGTCCATAATAAGATAAAATTTTTTCTTCATCTTCATCTGTTATTTTATATCGTTTAAATGCAGAAGATAAATAATATTCTCCAAAACCAAGAATTCTAGAAAAATTATTTAAGGAATAACATTCTTTCCAGCATTTAAATTTTACAAATCTTCTTAAACTAGTTCTTATTTTCATTAAATCTCCATATCATAAACAATCTTTCCATTTTTTCATCATCTTATGCCTCCATAATATTTTTTATTAATAATGTAACAGCATCAATAGTTTCATTAAGAATTTCATTTTTCTCATCAAGTTGAATTGCATTTTCTTGTAAATTCTTAGCAACAGTAAACAAAAATGTTAAAATATCATTATTATTTTCAAATTTATCACAATATTCTAAAATATTTCTAAATTCAATATTATTAGAATATTGTGATAAATTTACATTTTTTCCTGATGATAAATTCCAATTAGAAGTTTTTAACATAATTTACCCCTATACTTTCAAAATTAATTTACTTTTTGCTCTTGTAATGGCAGTGTATAGCCATTTTCTTTTTTGTAAATTTGTTGAACCAATTGGTTCAACAATAACAACACAGTTTTCATATTCTGATCCTTGAGATGCATGTGTTGTAATGCAATAACCAAGGTCAAATTTATCATATTTTTTTAATCCCTTCAATTCTTTTCCAGTCTCCCAAAAATGACTATCAAATTTACATTCAAATTTATTATAAGTTATTTCTGGATAAAAATCAAGTCCAGAATATCTTACAACAGTATTTCCAGCCATTCCTATTAATCCATTTGTTAAATATAATTCACCAACATTAGTAAAAACATATTTTTCCCAATTATTTTTCTTGCAAATTAATTTTTCTCCTTTTATTGGAAAATCTTTTTCTTTTCCTAATCTCATTAATGTATTATATTTCCTTCTTGTTTTATTATATCCACAAATAACTTGATTTGCATTTTTAAATGTTTTTAAAGGAAGTTTATCTACAATCCAAACATTATTTCCATATCTACCAATATTTAATTTAGTTCCATTAAAAATAGCTTCTGATAATTCAATAATTGAACTTTCTTTTGCTTGTCTAAGTGGTTCATTCAATCTAATATCTGGATTTTCTAAAAGGAAATTATTACCTTCTATGGGATCAAGCTGATTGTGATCTCCAATAAAAATAATTGGAATATTAAAAAATAATAAATCATCTATTAATTCCTCATTTAACATAGAGCATTCATCAACAATAAAAAGTTTAAAAGATCGTAAATCTGATCTCATTTTCAATATTTTTTCAAAATTTCCTCTTTTATCTTCTCTAAAATTATAAATTTTTGAATGTATTGTTGAGGAATTTGGATGTCCTTTGGCAGCTAAAACCTGTGCAGCTTTTCCAGTATATGCCATAAAAGAAACAACTGATTCACTAATACCAATTTCCTCTATGATATATTTAACCAACGTGCTTTTTCCACTTCCAGCACATCCAGAAAGAACAAAATATTTTTGCTCGTTCTTCTTATACCATTTTTTTATCTTTTTTAAAACTGATTTTTGAGTTTCAGTTAATATTATTTTCATAAACAATCTTCCATCTTATCAAAGTGTATTTTAACTCTAAATATATCATAATAAAATAGATTTGTCAACACTTTTTTAAAAGATTTTAAAATTACTGTTTTTGATTTAAAATAAAATTTAGATTTCTTCTGAATCATCTAAAGATGTATCTGCCATATCATAATTTTCTGTTTTTCGAAAAAATTCATATTCCATTGTTAAGCGGGTTTTAATATCATCAATAATATCTGCTGTTTCTAATTCCTCATATGAAAGAACTGAATCTTCCTTTAAAAAAAATTTTTTTCTTTCACCATTAGGTTTTACTGAAAAAGTTACTGACCTAAATGGTTGGCAGATACAAACAATCCCACGGGGTGTTTTAACATCTACTATTCTACACACATCCTTAAATTTTTTTCCATCATATTCTCCAATAAAATCAATGTGCGTTTTTGTTATTCCAATAACAATCATAAATATTCCTCCTGTCCTTTTAAAAGTTCTTCTTTAATTTTTACTAATTTCTTAATATCATTTTGGTCTTTTTTAATTATTTTTTTTGCAATTTCTCTTGCAGTTGAATTTTCAGTAAATTTAAAAAAATATGTGAATTCATCCCTATTAGATTCCTTCAAAAAACTCTTGAAAGCAAGAAAAGCTGCTTCAATAAAATTTGTAGATTTAAGAAACATTAACCATAAAACAAATGAATTTGGAGAAATAAATTTTCCATCTTTATTTTTTATAAGATTTAATTCTGGATTTTTATTCTTGGAATTCCATCTAATCCAAGAACCATATTCATCAATGATAGAAAAATATAATAAATTTTCCTTTGTCCATCTTTTACAAGATTTAAGATATTTTTTTCTAGATGTTTTAAACAAAATCAATTTTTCTTGATATATTCTTCTTTGATTTTTTAACATTTTTTCAAATTGATCCTCTGAATATATTCTCATTTTATTCTCCATAATAATAAAAAAACTATTATAATAAATTCAATTGAACTTATTATTTTATATAAATCAATTTTTTCCCTCAATAAATAATTTTCAAGCATTTGACTTTCAATAATTTTAAAAGTTTTAGAATCAAGTTTTTTCTTCAAAGTATCAATTGTTATCTTTGTTTTTTTAATCATAACTCCTCAATTATTCCACCATTATTAATAATCCAATTGTTTATGATATTACATAAATCAGATTTTTCTGGTGTAATAAAAGTCAAAATCTTTTTGGCAATGAATCCTAATTCTGTATCAATATCAATTGTTCTATCAGAAAACGAATATATTTTTTCATTTTTAATATCATAAAACATAAAAATATCCCTATCATTTTTATTTATTCTCTTTAAGGCATTATCAATATTTAATTCTAATAAATTTTCAAGAAATATTTTGAAATCAATTATAAATTTTACATCTTTATTAATATCTGTATTAATAAAAAAATCATAAATTATTATTTTATGATTTCTTTCATTTTTTTTCAAATTTTCAAAAAATGTTGCATTTCTATGTATTTTCCTAAATTTAATCAAAACACAATCTTGATTTTTTGTTTTTCTTTCAATTTTAATTTTAGAAAAATTAAAGAATTTTTCTGCAAGTTTTTTTAAACGGCTCATTTAATTTACCTCTGTTATTGTATAATTACTAAATCCTAATTTTTTTTCCACTTCTATCAAAGTATCAGCAATTTCTATGATAGGTTCCCTATGTGAAATAATATTAACATAAGGAATATTTTCTTTTAAGGATGTCATGACATCTTTCAAAGCTTCTGGATCAAGATTGCTATCAAAAACTTCATCAAGAAATATTAAAGGAAAAATAATTCCATTTTTCTTTTTATATAATTCAATAAAAGTAAAAATATTTGCAAGATTAATTTGCTTTGATTCTCCATTAGAAAGATCCCAATAATCAATATCATTTCCTCTTTGAATAACATTTGCATCAAGACCTTTAGAATCAGAAAAAATGAGAGAAAAAGGAGATCTAAGTTTTTCAAGATATTTTTTTGAAAATAAATTCAATATATCAAGATATTTTTTAATAATATATTTTTTAATTCCTTTATCGGAAACAACATAAATCATTTTTTCAACAAGTTTTTTTTGCTTCTCTATTTGTTTTATTTTTTCCTTTGTTTCCTTTTGATATTCAAGATTCAATTCAAGTGCTTTTCTATTAATTTTTCTTTCTTTTATTCTTTTTAAAATATTTTTTTCTGTTTCTATTTCAGAAACAATCTTTCTAATTTCCTCATTCTTATTATTATTATATAAAATTTTTTCATTTATTTCTTCAATAGTTTTAGAATCAATATCAATTTTTTCTTTTAATTCATTTCGTTTTGTTTTTAAATCAGCATATAATTCTAAATCAACTTCAACTTCTTTCATAGCTTGGAACTGGGATATTTTACTTGCAATTTCATTTTGTAAATTATATTGTTCCTCTTTTTCTTTTTTCTCTTTTTTTAAATTATCTTCTTTTCTAGAAAATTCTGCAATATTCAATTCAATCTCTTTATACCTTTCACTAAAATCAACATCATTAAAATCTATTTCAGAAAGAAATGTTTCTTCACTTTTAATTTTTTCTTTTAATTTATCAATTTTATTAGTTAATTCTTTTAATTCTTTTAATTTATCAATTTCAATTTGTTTGGTTTGCTGAAGTTGTTTTAAAGCAAATAGTATTTTTTTCTTTTTAGATTGTAAAATATTTATTTCTTCAAAAAGTTCTAAAATACGATCATTTTTAAATTCGTCTGTTAAAATACTTTTACATTCATTACAAATATCATTTGTTTTATAATATTCTATTTGTTTTTCATAATCTTCTATATTAATCTTAGCCGCATGTATTTTTCCAGATGTAATATTTATATCAATTTTTTCTATTTTATCCTCTGTATTTAATATTTGAGTTTCAATATCTGGATATTTTATTTGATTTAATTTATCTAATTCATTTTTTAGCCCTTCAATTATTTTCTTTTTTTCTAAATATTTTTGATTGTCGGCTTTTATCTTTTCTTCACCACTTTTTATATTTTTATAATTTCCTTTTAATTGCATCAATTGTATAAAAACATTTTGAATTTTTTCAGATAATTCTGATAATTCCTCGTATTTAACTTTTTTCCCAACATTTAACTGAAGATTTTCAATTTCTTTTCTAAGTTTTTCCGTTTGCTGTTTATTATCTTTATTTCTCCGAATAGTATTTTCAATTGTTGAAATTTGAGTTTCAACTTTTATTAAATCCTCTTTAAACTCTTTATATATTTTTTGTAGTTTATTATATTCAATCTCATTTATATTTTTTAAAGTTTTTTCAATTTCTTTCTTTTCATTCACCAAATCATTTATTTTAGTGGAAAGATTTTTAATTTCTTCTTTCTTTTCATTTTCCTGCTCTTCAATGATTGCTCTATTAGATTGTTCTTGTGTTCTAATGCTTTCATATTTTCCTTCTAAAGAAGATAACTTCATTGTGAGTATATTAAGTTCAGCCTTTGTCATATCTTTCATTTTATCATATCTTTCAAGTTCAAAAAGCCTCATTATAAAATCTTTTCTTTCTGTTGATTTCAATTCCATAAAAGGAGTATAAAATCTTTCAGATAAAAAATTAATATGATTGAGAACTTTTTTATCAATATTAAAAAGATTTTCTATAATTTCATTTAAACCATTCTTTCCAGTAAATGCTAATTCCTCTCCATTTTTCTTAATATATTCTTTATCTGGTTTAAATTTTCGACATAATTCATATTTATCATCATTTACAGAAAAAAACAATTTTAACATTACATTCTTTTTATTTTTTCTATTAGGTATATTTTTAATTGATTTTTTAGAATAAGTTTTTCCAAATAATAAAACATGAATTGCATCAAGAATTGTTGATTTACCAGAGCCAATATGTCCCCTATAAACATAAATTTTTTCAGGTTCAATTTTTATTTCAACACCTTTTTTTCCAATAGAAAGAAAATTCTTAACAATAAGTTTTTCTAATTTTACATTAGTCACAATATTAATCTCCTTTATATAACTAATAATTTTATACACGTTTTTTTAAGAATGTAAAGAGTAAAATTAAAAAAAGTGCTGATATTTCTACCAGCACTTAACACATGGGGACGAGAAATGGATAAAATTACATCATGCCATTATTCATAGGCATTACATTTTCTTCTTCATCATAAATTACTGCTGTTTCCATAGTCAAAACAATTCCAGCCAAAGAAACAGCATTCAAAAAAGCCGCCTTTGTAACCTTTGCTGGATCTATAATTCCAGCCTCATACATATTATCAACATAATCCATGGATATTACATCAAAACCATATCCAATTTTTTCAAGATTATTTATTACAACATCAACACGTCCACCGGCATTTGCAACAATTTGTTTCATTGGAGAAAGAATTGCTTCTTTTATAATAGTTTCACCAATATTTTCAGCATTTAATTTTGTTGAAATTTTTGCAAGACAAGTTCCACCACCTTCAACAATTCCATCTAAAAGTGCTGCTTTTGTTGCATTTAAGGAATCTTCTACTCTATCTTTCTTTTCTTTCAATTCTATTTCTGTCATTGCTCCAATATAAAGAACACCAATTCCACCAGATAATCTACCAAGCCTTTTTTGAAGTCTTTCTTTTTCATGATCAGATGTAGTTTCTTTCATTGTTTTTTTAACAAGATCAATTCTCTTGCTAACATTTGATTTCAATCCAAGTCCACCAACAAGAGTTGTTTGATCTTTTGTGACAATAACTTTTCTAACACCACCAAGATGATTTGTTCCAATTTTTTCAAGTGAAATTCCTTCATTTTTACCACAAACAGTTGCTCCTGTATATGCAGCAATGTCTTGAAGGATATTTATCTTTTCTTGACCAATTTCTGGTGACTTTGTTGCACAAAATCTTATTTTACCTTGAAGTTTATTTTGAATTATAAAATGGAGAACAGAATCTTCAATTTCATTTGCTATCATGAAAACTGATTTATTAGTCTTATTTGCACTTGTCAAAACAGGAATGAGTGCTTCTGGTGAATTTACTGTACCATTATAAATTAAAACTATAGCATCCTCAAGAATTGCTTCATTTCTTTCAATATTGGTGACAAGATATTGAGATATCCATCCCTTATCATATCCCATTCCCTCTTCAACTTTAGCAAATGTATTTGTATCAGGAGAATTTTCAATTGTAATTACTCCATCATCCCCTACCTTTTTAAGAGCATCAGATATAAGGCTTGCAATTTCTTCATCTCCATTGGCAGAAATTTTTGCAATCTGATAAATTTCTTCATCTGTTGTTATTTCTTTTTTTGATTTTTCAATTTCTTCAACAACAACTTTAGCAATTTTATCCATTTCTCTTTTTATTTGCATTGGATCATGACCTGCGGCAAGATATTTCATTCCTTCTTTAATCATTGCTTGAACAAGAACAGTTGCAGTTGTAGTTCCATCACCTGCTTCATAATTTGTCTGATTTGCTGCTTCCTTAAGAAGCATCGAACCAGATTTCATTGCTGAATCTCTAAAATTAATTGATTTGGCAACAGTAACTCCATCCTTTGTAACATTTGGAAGTCCAAATTCTCTTTGTATCAATGCGGTCCTACCTCTTGCGCCAAGTGTTACCTTAACAGCATCAGCGGTTTTATTGAGCCCTTCAAGAATTTTTTCTCTTGCTTCATTTCCAAAAATTACATCATTTGTTTTATCATACATTTTAAATTACCTCCTTCACAATTATTTTTTTAATTTCTATCGCATAAATTTCATCTAATTCATCTAATTTAATGGCATATTCTTTTTTAAAATACACAATATCTCCTTTTTTTAATTCTTCATCAATATTATTCAATACTTCAGCTTTGACTAAGCCAGCATTCAATTTTTTCTTTTCTGGCATAATAAATTCATTATTGTCTTTTTCTTTTTTGTTTACATTATCAATAATATTAACGATAATATAACCATTTAAACCTTCATACTTCATTTTAAGCTCCCATTCTAAATTTTTCATACTGAATTATGTTACTGATATTTTGTTGTAAATCTTTCAAGTATTTTATTAATCTTTCACAATTATCCAACTTATTCTTTAGTTTATTTATAGAATCGTTTAAATCCATCAATTCTTTCTCAGAATTTTTAATATAAAAATCACGTTCTGATTTACTCGTAAAAGCTGAAAAAATATCCTCCTCGGATTCATCTTTATAAAAATCATATCTTTCCTTCAATTTTTCATTATATTTTCTTTGTAAAATAATACACGATTCCATTATACCATCAGTCATTCCAATAATTTTTGAATAAATTGATGGAATTTTTTTGGATACTTTTGTAATATCATTCCTTTGTAAATCCGTTTCTTCATATATTTTTGTAATAAATTCCTTCATTATCTCAACCTCCTTATTCAAGTTTCTATTACTTTATACAAATTTTTTTAAGAATGTAAAGAATAAAATTAAAAAAAATAAATAATATTGAATATATTATAGGAGTTTTCAAACATGCCATCATTCAATACATCAATTTATGGAATATGTGGAAGAAGAAGAGTTGCAAACCCAGAACTAAAAATATTAGTACTAACAAACAGTACAGATAGTATGCGACCACGACCAGAAAGTCAAATCATTTCAGACAGCAACAATATTTATTTTGTTTGTACGGATGAGGCAACAAAAAGTTTTATAATAAAATCTAATTTTGATTTTTCTGTAATAACTGAAAAAGAACTAGATTTAGGAGGCACTACAAAAAGAACTTTAGAATCACCAGCTTGGGCAAAAACAGATAAAAGTGAAATAATTATAGGTGGTGATGAAAACACTAACAATGCTGGTGGTTATCCAGCAGCAGATTACAATAAAGAAATTACACGAATTACAGCATCTACATTATCAGCAGTTTCAACATACCCTACTGGTCATAATCCAGCTGTTAGGACATCAGGTACATATAATAACTCCACAATATATAATCAATTATTAAATAGTTCTGGTGATTTAATAATGGTCGGAAAAGGATATGCCCAAGGTAATAATTATTCGAGACATAATTCAAGTTTCGTTGAGCAAAGCTACAAATTTATTGATTATCCATATATTATTTCCGGTAGTGACATCACAGGCGATATTTTGTATATTGCTGGTCAACAGTACGTAACCAGAATAGATACGAGTACAGATACGATAGACGCAGCTTACGATTTTGTTAATGGCGCAATTACTTTTTATCTTAGACGTGTTATTTACGGATCAGATGGCGCCGTGTATGTCGCTGGTTATTATATATCAGGCGCAAGCGCAGCAAAAGGATGGATAGCAAAGCTATCGTCCGATCTAACGACAAAAACCTGGGAAAAAGATTTCAATATTACAGCGTCAAATTCAGATACTAGATTTTTTGGTATTTGTGAGCATCAAGGGAAACTGTATGTGACTGGAAAATATACAGACCTGAGCAGCAATACATATGGTTTTGTGGCACGTGTAAATATGTCAACTGGGAATTTCGAACAGTGCATTGGAATAACCGAAGTAACGAACTCATATATATTTAATAATATTATTGAATCCATTAATAATAATCTTTATGTTGGCGGATATTCCCGCCCCTATAACGCTGCAAGAAACGAGCCAACAGTAATAGGATTATTTAACCAGACAGATTTAACATGGTTAAACGGAAAGTCAACCTCAGGTAACGAATACTCATTTGCAACTGAGGCTTTTACTCAGTCCGCACCAGGATCTACTTATGCCGCCAGTGGTGCAACAATATCAAATCCCTCGACTGGAACTTCTACAAAACAAGGTAAGGATCTTGGAAATTCAGGAACATTAACAGATACAGTTTATACGGAGTAATTATGAAAATTAAGGATCAGGAAAAGGAAAAGGAAAAACATAATTATCCTAAGGATCAAGAATTTGATAATTTTAACAGCAAAAATGTTGGTAACAAAAACAACGACTTGTTTAAAAACAAAGATGTTGATTTTGAATGTCCGGAATGCGGAAACACAAAATTAAAATTTATAGCCTTAATCCCTGCTGATACTCGACATGACTATTATATCGCAAAGCTAAAATGTAATAAATGTAAAAAAGAATTTATTGCTACGATTACAGAAACAGAAACAGATGAAAAAGATGAAGAAATGAAAAAATAATTTGTTTGTTTAGAGAATCGAAAATTATTTACCTATATCTTACTATCAAAAAACTATAAAAATTGCTCAGAGAACCTCATATTTGCTAAAAAGACTATCCAAATAACCATTCAGGTTCTTCAGAATACTTATTTTCTACCTCTTCATATACTTGTTCAATAATTTGTTCACCTTCCTCTTTTATTTCTTGCCAATTTATTGCCCTACCACCAAGTATTTCTGATGAAAATTTATTCAAATTTCTACCCCATTGTATAAGTGTATGACCAAGAACAAGTTTTTGGAATGTATGATTTTCATAAATTAATTCTGGATTGTCATATGTTTCATTTACAAATACATCAAGATAAATTTTTGTTTGATCTTCTAAATTTTTTAGACTGAAAACATTAGTTGTTGGATTATAATTAAAATCAAAATAAAATCCTGTAGATATTTGAAGTTGAGAAAAATAAGCATTTGAATAACTGTAAGATATAAGATCATCTGCAAAACTAACTTCTCTTTCATATACATATTTTCTTCTTGAAATTGGAAATCCAATAGATTCTGGATAATAACCTACTACATATAATATATTTGAATCCAATGTATATTCATAAGTATTTGCTGTAAGAGATAATTCATATATATCTGGTCTAGTTCCATCATCATGATTTTCTGCAAACCATTTTAATGCTCTTGGAACAATAATACTTTGAAATTGTGTTTCTGATACATTTATTCTTCTGTATTCTGAACCAGCCTCTTGAAAGATTAGTGTTTGTAATGCTGAAATATTCATATCATTTTCTCCTTGTAATATTATCAATATTATTTATTTAATGAAGGAGAAAAACTTGTTTTTCGACTGAATGGACTGAATGCTAATAATATATGATTCTATAAAAAAATCAAAATGCACACTTCTCCTTTTTACTTATCTTTTTTGAATATATATTTTTTTATATATTTTTTAAGATTCTTTTCAATTTTTTTTCTTTTTTTTTGATTAATTTTTTAATTGAAATTTAATCGACATAGTATTATCTTAATCAAAATTCTAAAACATAAATGAAATAAGTTTCTACAAGAGAAATTAGATAAAAAATTGAAAAATTATCTAATATTCCCGAGTCCTTTTTTCAAAGAAGTAACAAATTTATTTTCTTTACTTCTTGTTTTGAATTTAGTTAGATCATATATTTCTTCAGCAACTTCTTTTTTGGATTCAATTTCACAGACTATTTCATCCAATAATTCATAATTCTCTTTTTCTAAATCTGTAGATACATCAAAATCATCAAGAATTGATATTAGAATTTTATTATCCATTTTACAACAAATTTCATCTTCCAAATCTTTTATTCCTGTAATTGGTTCGTATTGATTAATTCTAATAAATCTTATCAATTCTTCTCTACTTAAAAATTCTTTTTTTCTTAGTGTTTCTTTCATAAAATCTTTGATATTTGTTTTTCTTCTTTCTCTATCTCTTTTTGCTTCTTCTAAAATTCTTTTTGTTGTCCTAATTCCTTCTATTTCTTCTTTTAATTGTTTTAACATTTGTTTTTGATGATTTGACATTTTTTCATACTTAAATATCTTTTGTTTTTCTTTTTCAAAATCAACATTTTCATCTTTTAAACATGTTTCTTTTAATTTTAATTTTCTTGTTGTAAAAAGAATTGGATTCATTTCTCTTTTTTTATCAAATTCTGATTCTATGATGTCTACATACTTAAAAACTAAATCACTATCTAGAAAAATGTAACGATTGAAATCTTCACGAAAAATGGGAGATCTGAATGCCTGGTCAGTTCCTAAAATTTCAAGAAGTTTTCTACTAAATAATTTTACATTTTCAGTTTGTGGAAGAATTGACAATCTTTTTAAAATAGATCTTTTCATATCCTTCCAACAATAAACCGTTTGATGTTTTTCCATCATTGATTTATAGAGTTTTTGAGTTTTTTCTGTGAATTCACCAAATGTTGCTGAATTACATATGTCTAAAACAATCTCAGACTGGGCAAGCCGATCAAGAGTCACGGAATCGTGTGATTTATGGTTGCTGTACTTGAGATTATCATTATCTATATATTCTAGTGTTTTCTCTACACATTCCCTTTTTATTTTATTTTTTTCTTTCTTTTGTTCTTTGATGTATTTATTTGTTTTTGTTTCCTGAATTCCTGTTGCATAAATATTTTGAAAATGTGATGTCTTTTGATTTACAAAATCTTTTTTAGTTTTATAAATTTCTCTTTTATTATTAATACAGGAATTAATCATATCTGATTTAAGATTTTCAGGAAATGTTTCATAAAAATGATTTTCTGTAAAATTGCTACTGTTTAAATCATGATATGTATTTTTGAAAACTTTACTCAATCCATTTTCACCAAAAAATGATTGTAATTTATCATCTACAGAGGAATTGAATTCAGTAAAATATTCAGGTGTTATAAAATTTTTATTTGTATAGATGAACATTCGTAAATAAAACATCATCCACCAATCAATTTTCACGTTATGATCATTAAGAAATTTTTTACAAATTTTAACATCATGAATTTGATTTCCTCGAATAATAGAATTTTTTGTTTTTGTTAAAAATTGTTTATGAAGTTCATAACCATTTTTTTCAAACCAAGATGCCCTATCTGAATATGTTCTTATTTGAATTCCTAGTTTTTTTGCTGCTTTTTTAGCATCATATTTACTCATGCCAAACATGATTTCAAGTTGTTTATACGTAAAACAAATTCTTTCTGATGCTATAGCAAAAAGGGATAATAATATCATTGGAATAAAATCCCAATCACATAATTTAATATTTTTTTGATCGAATGGTATTTCTATAAAAGGTGGAAGGGAGTAGGATAATTTTGACCATTTTATTCCACTTCTACCATTATATTGATAGTATTCTGTTCCATTTTCTTCCATCTTATTGAATAAATGAATATTTGATTGGTGAATAGAATTATATGGTTGAACAAGAATATCCAGATGGTTTTCTAATTTTTTTAATCTTTTTTTATGATTTGTTTTTTTGAAATCATAATCATGACCATATATTAATTTATAGAAATTGATTGATGTAAGTTTTGCATATCTTTTTTGATCACGTCCTTTATAGTTTGGATTTATGATCGATGATACAACAAATATTTTCCAAAGGAGTTTTTTGCTAATGTTATTTTCATTTTTAACATTAGTTGCACGTTTGAAAAACATTGCTTCTGCTAATGGTCTGATTGATGTTAGACGCATTATTCTCCCTAAAAAATAATTCTATTAGATTTTATACATTCTTTTGAGAAAGTCAAGAGTTTTTTCTCCAAAAATCTTTTTCACAATATTATTTATAACATGAAAATTTTCTTATTTATTTTATCAACAGAATATCGCATTAATTGGTTTACTCTTCTTCCTCTTCTTTTGAAAGTTTTTTAGTATTTTCATTATAATGTTTTAAAGGAAATGTTCAATCAAGAATCTGTTCTTTTTAAATATCCTGATTCAGATGGAGACGCTGTTTTGATTTATGCATCAAGAGAAGAGAGAATTGGTTCTAATGTTGGATATGATAAGATCTCATTTGTATATAGTAAAATTAGAAAAGGATCACATCAAGGAAAATCATTTGTCATAGAATGTGTTTGCGAACCAAGTAATCATATTTCTGCTATGGGATTTCAATCACAAGGAATTTTTTTTAAAAAACTATTGACTTTTTAAAAAAATCTTGTATAAAATTATTATGAACGATTTTGGAGAAAATTATGTTATATTTTGATATAGATGGAGTAATAAGAAATTTACAAAAATCATTAAAAATTGATTTAGAAAATTGGAATGATTTTAATGAATTTCATTATGATAAAATAAAAAATGATCCAAAAAGGCATCTTGAAAATGCTCCATATTATGAAAATATGAGAAAGATCATAAATTCTTATGATCAAAAATATTTTATTACATGCTCTTCTGAAAGATTTAAAGATTATACAGAAAATTTTCTTAAACGTATATTTAATAATTTTTTAGTTATATATGTTGAAAATCCAGAAAGCAAATTATCCTATCTTGGAAGTGATGATTATCTAGTTGATGATTATCCTTTTTATAGAGATAAGAGAGTTATTTTAGTTGAAAGAAAATATAATAAAGATTATGTCAAAAATTATGAAATAGTTTGGAGATTAAATTAAAAGGAGTTTATATGGTAAAATGTATTGACCAGAAAATTTTTAAAAATGCTGCTGTTTATTGTGGAGATTCGATAGAACTTATTAAAAAAATTCCAAATAATTCAGTTGATTATTCTATTTTTTCACCACCATTTCCCGAATTGTATTCATATTCAAATCTAATTAATGATATGGGAAATTCAAAAAATTATGATGAATTTTTTGAACATTTTGATTATTTGATAAAAGATTTGAATAGAATAATAAAACCTGGAAGACTTGTTTCCATGCATTGTATGGATATTCCTGCAATGAAATCAAGAGATGGATATATTGGCTTGAAAGATTTTTCTGGAGATTTAATAAGACATTTTCAAGATGCTGGTTTTATTTATCATTCAAGGACAACAATATGGAAAGATCCATTGATTGAAGCTGTTCGTACACGGGCAATTGGATTGGCTTATAAACAATTAAAAAAAGATTCATCTATTTGTAGGACTGGAATTCCTGATTATATTATTACGATGAGAAAAAAAGGAAATAATCCCGAGCCAATTGAAAATAAAGATGGACTTGGAAAATTTATTGGAGAAGAGGATAAGGAACCTACTTCAAAAAATTTAAAATATAATCATCATGTTTGGCAAAAATATGCTTCTCCTGTTTGGATGGATATTAGACAAATGAGAACATTAAATTATAGAGCTGCTAAAGATGAAAATGATACTAAACATGTATGTCCTCTACAATTAGATGCTATTGAAAGGTGTTTAAGTTTATGGACTAATGAGAATGATATTGTTTTTACTCCTTTTATGGGAGTTGGATCTGAGGTATATTCTGCTTTGGAAATGAATAGAAGAGCAATAGGAATAGAATTGAAGAAAAGTTATTTTGATCAAGCAATAAAAAATATTTCAAGATTTACAATTGAAGAAGGTAATAATAATTTTAAATTATTTTGAGGTAATATGTCATATAAAGAATTTTTGGATACAAAAGTATTAAAACATAAAGAGTATGGGTTTAAAATTGAAAGAAACGAAATAAATGATATTTGTTTTGAATATCAGAAGGATATTATTAAATGGTCCTTATTGAAAGGAAAATGTGCTGTATTTGCTGATACTGGTTTAGGAAAAACTATTATACAAATAGAAATTGCAAGAATTATACATCAAACAACTGGAAAAAATATTATAATACTTGCACCACTAGCTGTTTCAGAGCAAACAATATTAGAAGGTAAAGAAAAACTTGGAATTAATATTAATAATTTAAGAAATGGATTTAGACCTGGAATCAATATTACTAATTATGAGCAAATACATAATATAAATGATAAAGATTATGATTGTGTTATTCTTGATGAAAGTTCAATATTGAAAAATTTTTCAGGGAAAATGAGAAATAAAATTATTGATAAATTTGAAAATTATGATTTCAAATTTTGTTTTTCAGCAACCCCAGCACCAAATGATTTCATGGAATTGGGATCACATTCTGAATTTTTAAATATATTAAAAAGTGATGTTATGTTAAGTATGTTTTTTACAAATGATTTGGGTGATTTTGGAAAATGGGTTTTAAGGGGACATGGAAAGGAAGCATTCTGGAAATGGATATCATCTTGGGCATGTATTTTAAAACATCCTGAAAATCTTGGTTATTATGATGATAGATTTAATTTGCCAAAATTACATATTCATGAGCATATTGTTGATTTGAGTGAATCAGAAATGAATTTGATTAAAGTAGGATTATTAAAAATAGATTCTAAAAAAACTTTAACTGAAAGAAGAAATGCACGTAAAAATAGTATTGAATTGAGAACTGATTATACTTCAGAAAAAGTTAATTCTTCTGATGATTATTGTTTAATTTGGTGTGGTCTTAATGAAGAATCTTCACAACTTAGTAAAAAAATTATAGATGCTTATGAAATAAATGGATCACATTCTACTGAATATAAGGCTGAAACAATGCTAAAATTTTCTAATGGTGAAATTAGATGTATTGTGACAAAACCTTCCATAGCTGGATTTGGTATGAATTGGCAACATTGTAATGAAATGTATTTTGTTGGACTTGATGATTCTTTTGAAAAATATTATCAGGCAATAAGAAGATGTTGGAGATTTGGACAAAAAAGAGATGTCAATGTTCATATTATAATTTCTAAAGAAGAAGGAACAGTTTTAAAAAATATTAAAAGGAAAGAAAAACAGGCACAAGAAATGGCAAGAAAAATGATTAAATATAGTTCCCAATATGTAAAGGAAAGTATATTCAAACTAAATTTTTATGATGAATTTTATAATCCAACAAAAGATGTTAAAATACCTGATTTTTTAAAGGAGATAAAATGAAAATATATGCATTTATTGGAGTAGTGGGCTCAGGAAAAGATTTTTATACTAATCAAAAAATAACAGAATTAACTAAACTTGGTTATAGATGTAAACATATGAATTTTGCTGATACTGTACGCAATGAGATTTGGCATATATTTGGGTTTAAACCTAAAGATGATGCTGAGTATGATCTTTTTAAAAAAACGTCCATAGAAGTTAATTTGAATCGTCACAATAATCCAATTATAACCGGAAGAGAATTTATGGAGAGATTTGGAACTGATTTTGTTAGAAAATACGATAAAGAATTTTGGATTAAAGCATGGGCAAAAAAAGTAAAAGAAATAGAAAATGATTATGATGTTATTTTAATATCAGATTGTAGATATGATAATGAAGTAAAATATCTTTTAGAAAATTTTAATGCTACTTTTATGTATTGTAATTATATTTCTGATAGATATGAAATTAGAGAAACAAAACCAGAAAAATTTGCACAAAGATTTCTTAATTTAGATGATAAAACAGATATAACACAAAAATTGAAGGAGATTTTAATATGATTATTTGGAAAGAATTTACTTTTGATGCCGCTCATCAATTAAAAAATACAAATGATTGTGATTATGGTAAATGTTCAAATGTTCATGGACATACATATAAATTACAAGTAGGAGTTGAGGGATTTATTGATAGTAATACACATATGATTATGAATTTTGTCGATCTTAAAAAAATAGTAAATGAAGAAATTATTGATAAATTAGATCACACATTTTTAAATGAAAGTATGCTAGATTTTAATTTAGATTCTAATCATACAACATGTGAAAGAATGATTATGGTATTTAAAATAATTCTTGAAAAAACTATTTTAAAATTATATCCAAATGTCCATAAAATTAGAATCAAATTATGGGAAACACCAACGTCTTATTGTGAAATATAAATAAAATTAATGAATGTTTATAAGGAGAAGTTATGAGAATATCATCAATATTTAAATCTATTCAGGGTGAAGGACCTAATTGTGGAAGAAATACATTATTTATTCGAGTTTTTACAGATAGATGTTTTCCAAATTATAAAAGATGTATCACATGCATTGGCTCAAAAGATTGGAGCTGACCATTTAGTGACTGGAGTTTGTGAAACAGATTATTCTGGATACCCAGATTGTAGACATGAATTCATATCTTCAATTCAAAAAACTACGAATCTTGGATCAGAACAGAATATCACAATACATACTCCTCTTATGCTTTTAAATAAAGCAGAAACTTTTAATTTAGCGGAACACGAGGGAATATTGGATATTATTATTAATAATTCTCATACTTGTTATAATGGTTCATCTAAATCCAATGAATGGGGTTATGGATGTGGAGAGTGTCCATCTTGCAAATTAAGAGAGAAAGGATATATAGAATATAAAGAAAGATATAAATAATAATGATAACAACAAAAAAGAGGTTATTATTATTATGAGCAAAAAAGTCGATGAACAAATGACAACAGGAGATGTTCAAACATATGAACTTCCATTGGCGGGAGATATGATGTATAGAAATAGTCCTTGTTTTAAGATTTCAAAAAAAGAACTACGAAACATGATACACAAAAATATTCTTCCAGAAAGAGTTGAAAAATTTTTAGGTTCAAACTCTGGCGATGTATATGTTAAGCATGAAAATGGTATTGTTTTTAATGCAAGAAAATTTAAATCTATAAAGGAGAAAAAGAATGGCAAGAGGTAGAAAAAGTAAAAAAGCAAAAGAAGCTGAAGAACTTAAAAAGATTGAAGCTGAAGAACTTAAAGAGGATAAAGAAAAAGAAGAAGAAATAATTGAAGAACTTAAAGAGGATAAAGAAAAAGAAGAAGAAATAATTGAAGAACTTAAAGAAGAAGAAGAGAAACTGGAAAAATCTGAACCTGAAATAATTGAAGAAGATAAAAATGAGATTGAATTTGGTCGTGTTGGTGATCGGATTTCTAAAGAAGATAGAAAAATAGTTCAAGAAAATCTTCCTAAAAAGAAAAAAGAAGAATCAAAAGGTGATAAGAAAAGATATTCCTTTATTCTTCATACTCCAAACGGTTCAAAAGTTCCTATCAAATTTCCTGGTGGTAAAGTTATATTTATCAAAAAAGGACAGGTTGTTGAATTATCTAATGATGAATATAAAAGATATATTCAGTGGTTTAAACCTGTTAAATAATAATATATGGATGAAAGATTTTGGATCAAAAAGTTTATTTTGGAAAATATAATTCAACATTTGTCAAGTTTCAAACATACAATAGTAATGCTGTTTCAGAAATAAAAAATTTCTTAACATATAAAACATCAGATTTTCATAAAAAATATAAAAAGATAGATAAAAAATGCTTGATTAAAAACAATTGTTTTATTCCAATTGGACTAGTTGAAGGTGTTATAGAATTTATACAATCACGTGGTTATGAAATTGTTTGTGATCCTAGAATATTTGAAAAAAATAATATACAAAAAGAAGATGTTGAAGCACTTATAAAAAAATTAGAATTAAAACATGTTCCACATTATTATCAAATTGATGCTGTTTATAAAGTATTGAGAAATAAAAGACAACTTCTTTTAAGTCCAACATCATCTGGAAAATCTTTAATTGCAACAATTCTTGTTATGATTTATACATTATTAAAGAAAGATAAATTAAAACAGGTTCTTTTTGTTGTTCCATCAAAAAATTTAGTTGATCAAATGTATTATGATATGATAAATTATTTTTCTAATAATGATTCTGTTGATGTATCAAAATTAGTACAAAGAATACATGGAGAAATACCACATAATAAAAGAGATCTTTCAAGACCTATTGTTTTAACAACCTGGCAATCTGAAAAAAGAACATCTTTTGATTTTCAAAATGAATTTGGTTCAAATTTTTTACAGAATGTTGGAATGTTAGTATATGATGAGGCTCATCTTTCTAAATCAAAAATATCACATTACATTTGTAATTCGTGTTATAACGCTGATTATAGAATTGGAATGACAGGAACATTATTTGATGAAGATGATGATGCTGGATTTTTGAACAATCAAATAATTAAGGGAATGTTTGGAGAAATTTTCCAAACAATTTCAACACGGGAAATGATTGATTGTGGATTTGCTGCTGATATTGAAATTAATCATCTTTTATTTAATTTTGGACAATATGATAAATTAGAATATCGGGAAGAACTTGAGGAGATTTATTTAAATCAAAATTACTTTAATTATATAGTAAATTTTATTGGAAAAATAGATAATTTTAATGCTATATGTTTATATAAATCTTTGAAATATGGTGATATGATTAAAAAGGAATTACAGAGAAAATTTCCAAATAAAATTGTTTATATGATTAATGGTTCTGTTTCTGCAAAAGATAGAAATGATATTAGAACTTTAATGGAAAACAATAAAAATGTTATATTACTCGGAACATATCAAACTATTTCAACAGGATTTTCTGTTAAGCATATGAAATATTGTATTTTTGTTGAATCAATGAAATCTAAAATAAAATGTTTACAATCTCTTGGAAGATTATTAAGAAAGCATAAAGATATTGAGAAAACTATTCTTTATGATTTTGTTCCAATATTTAGATATAAACATAAAAAAGGATATATGAGGAAACATTTTGAAAGTCGTATAAAATATTTTGATAAAGAAAATCATAATTATAATATTATGCAGGTTAAAGATTACGAATGGAAATAAATAATTCTGAATGAATTTATTGGAGAGAATTTAATGGCTGATTATAATTTAAATGAACTTTATGATACTGAAACAACAGAATTAACAAGTGATTTAGTTGATGAATTATGTCAGGAATATGGAATTCCCTGTTATTATCTAAAGAAAACAAATGTTAATCTTGATAGAGTTTTTGGTTCAGATGATTTACAAAAATATGAAAGTGCTACAAATATACTTCTTCTTCCTGAAAATCCAAGTTTTTTTGGTGGATCTGGAGATATTTTTGGGAAATTTGGTATCGAAGGATTTGATAGCATGACAATGTTTATTGAAATTAATAGGTTTCAAACTGAAATATCGAAAACAACTCCTGAAACAGATGATATTTTATATATTCCAGTGTTTAATTCATGGTATCAAGTTACGTTTGATGATGATGAAGGTGATGATAATAGTGATGCTCTATTTTATGCAAATGGTGAATTATCTGCTTTTAAAATTAATTTAATGAAATATGAATATAGTCATGAAGATATTACAGCAACCGCAGTTGCTTCATATTTACCTGATTATGAAAATCAAACAAATGATGATAATGATGTTATTGATAGTGTTGAGCAAGAGGATATGGTAATTGATGATTTTGATGATATTTTTGAAGATTAATTTAAAAAAATTCTTTACATTCTTAAAAAAACTTGTATAAAATAATTAGTTGATTGATTAATAGAGGAAATTATGAAGGATTTAGAATATTTTTTGGATTTAGCTTATAAATTAAAAATAATTGATAAAAAACCAGATGGGTTTAATTTAAGGGAAGAAAAAGATAATCTAAATACTATTTCTATTAATGATTTACATGATTTATTAGTAATAAGAGGAAAAGAAATAGGATACCAGCGGGCATTGAATGAATTTGAAAAAAAAGGATATTTAGAAAAAATAAAATTAGAGAAATTAAGAGGAACAATTTTTGCAGGATTATTAGAGGATGAATTAAAGGAAAAAAATTATTTTAAAAAAGGAAAAAAAGAAGATGAAACGGATTTATTTTAGGAAAATTAGGAGGAAATGATGTCATTAATGAATCTTAATGATTTACTCAATGGTGATGCAGCTAAAGCCGCATTTGAGGAAACACAAAAACAGGTTGGCAGACCTAGTTTTAATTATGCTACTGATGAAACAATTTATAAACCAAAACATAAAGATGGAAAAGAAAATGTTTGTGTGGTTTATTTATTGCCAAATCCACATATTTCAAAAATTCAAATTGGAGAAAAGGAATATGAAAAAAGATTTAATATTGTAACTGAATGGTTTCACCGTTTTCAGGAAGGAAATGTTGATATTAATGAAGTTGACCCAATGATATTATATCAGGTCGACGCACAATATAGAGAATGTCCAATTTGCTCAAAAGTGTATGAAATGTTTCCATATTCAAAAACTGAAACCGAATCAAACAAAAAAATGAGAGGAGAAAGAAAAAGGAAACGATACACTTGGGTCAATGTTTATGTAGAAAAAGATTCTTTCTTTCCAGAAAATGAAGGCAAAGTTTTAAAGTTAAGATTAAATTTTGAGTTGTTGGATATTGTTGAAACTGCTATGGCAGGAAAAAAGCTTGGAGAAAGTGAAGAGTATGTTACTAAACCATACAATCCGTTTGATTATTCCAATGGATTGAAAAATAAAAAATTGATTTTAACATGTAAACCAGCTTCTTTTAATGATAAATATACATCTTATTCAGGATCATCTTTTTCGGCTGATGAATTTGAATTTCTTGATGGAGATATTGAAAGATTCAAAGAAGTTGTTACACAGTGTCATGATTTATGGAAAGAAATGATTGAACCTAAGGTTACATTGCTAAAAACAAAAGAGCAGTTAGATGCAAGGGTAAAATCAATTTATGGTGAAGGATCCCTTCCAGAAACACAAAAGGAGGAAGTAACAAACGATATTCCAATACTTGATGAATCAAAAGAAACAGAAAAGAAAGAAGATGAAGTCTCACTAGAAAAAGAAAAAAAAGATCAAGTTTCAAATGATATAAATTTTAATGAAGAAATCGATTGGGATGCTTTTACTAATTAAGGAGAATTATAATGACAGAAAAGAAAAATATTTTAGATCATTCTATCTTTTCAAAAATATCAAATATAACAAAATGCCTTTGGGTTAATAGGGATAGAATAGTTGCAACTGGAAAAGTACTTGATCCACCAAAAAACGTTATTTTGAGATATAAACCAGAAAATGGCATCTTTAATTTTGAGTTTGGAATTTCTGGATTATCTGATTTTATATCTGCAATATCAGCGTTTAAAAAAATTACTCTTGATTACCAGGAGCCAATTTTAAAAATTAAATCTGAAGATTCAAACTCTATGCTAACATATAGGACAACAAAAAAAGAAATTTTACAAGAAAAAGTTATTGAATCAACTAATCTTGGTGAAAAATTAATGGAACAATCTAAAAAATTGATCGATAATAATAAACATTGTTCATTTACTATAACTGACGATATGATGACTAGAATTATAAAAATGGGTCGTCATATTTCATCAGGAACATCTGCAAAAATAAATTTTAGAAAAGTTGCTTCTGATGACGTTGTTTTAATTACAATTCAGCATAAGGATTCTATAATAGAATTTTCTTCCAGTATAGAAATTGAAAATCCTGGATCAATAATTGAATTTGATCATGAATTTAATGTGGATTGTTTGTTGCCTGGAGAATGGAAATTAAATGTTTTCAATTCAACTATTGAACATGCTGGTAATCAGATTCCAACAATTTGGACTTATATGTCTAACAATGAAGATATGGAAATGATTATAACACATGATAACAAATAATTTTGGAGGACCTTGTGTCCTCCTATTGAATGTTTTGGAGGAAATATGATATATTTTAAAAGCCAATTTACGGAGAAACAATATAAAGGAAAGATAGAAATAGATATAGAAAGAAATTCAGATATAATATTTAGAACAGACCCTAAAAGAACAATTTATTTTGCTGAAAATGGTGAAAAATTTGAAATTAAATACAATAAATGGCAAAGTACTCAACTATCTTTTTATTTAAATGAACTTGTTATTGGTGGTGATGGAAAAACTAAAATTGAAGTTGAAGTTGAAGGAGTTGATTCTAAAGAAAAAGCTGATAATTTTAGGCGAGCTATTATGAAGTTTAATAAAGAACATGAGGAGATTTTAATATGAATATTAAAACATACCTCATTGAAGAAAAATATAATCCCGATGATTTAGAAACTATTATTCTTCCAGAGAGATTAAAATCTTTATTGAATGGTATAAAAGAAAGTGGTAATATTACAAGTTATTTGTTTTCAGGACCAGGAGGAACTGGAAAAACAACTTCTGCTGTTGCCTTGTGTAAAGTACTTGGACTTGATTATGAAATATGGCCCTGTTCAATTAACAATAAGGTTGATTATGTTAATGAGGTTATAGCACGTAAAGCTGAAAATGGTTCGTTATATGGTGATTATAAGGTTATTATTGGAGATGAAGCGGATAGACTTTATCTTGATGCACAGCAAGCATTAAGAAATATTATGAGTGGGAATCTTAATCATTGTAGATGGATTCTCACTGCTAATTTTCCAGAAAAAATTATTGATCCTCTTAAGACGGGCAGAACTCCTTTGATTGATTTTTCTTATTCTGAAGAGGAGAAAAAAGAAGTTGTTCCTATTTTATTTAAAAGATTAGTTGAAATTTGTGATTCAGAAGGAATAAAAATTGATAATAAAAATTCATTTGCAAAATTTGTTTTTGAAAATATTCCAAATATAAGATTTATATTAAAATCAATACAAATGATTGCTGTACAAAATGCAGGTAAAATTCCTGAAAATATTACAATTAAAAGGGAACAGCTAACATTAGAATATTTCAAGACAATTTTAAATTCTGATTATAAAGAACTAACGAGATTTGTCAATAAGACTCCACAAACTGTAATTATGCGTTTTATTGATGATAATCTTGATGAATTAGTGAAGGATCCAGAAAAACAATTATTAATTATGCAATATGCAGCTAATTTCCAAGGATTAGAAAAAGGAGTTGAAAGTATTTATACAAAAGCATTTTTATTAAATTTAAAAAAGATAATTGGAGGTTAATTTGAATCAAGCAATAGGGAAAAGAAAATGTCAAAGATGTGGTCATAATGTTTCTATAGATAAATGTTTTGAAAGAAAGATTGATAATAGTTTTAATGAGGTTCTTTGTGATAGATGTGTTGAGTCATTAAAAGAATATGGAATTTTATTTGAATTTGGAGGTGGTGGAATTTTTTCTTATCAAGTTGAAGGAATTATAAGAAAAATTCTTGAGCATGAGAAAACAATAGATATTAAAAAATCTCGTATTAAAGATTTGAAGTTTATTTTAAAAAGAATTGGAATAGATTATGATTAATAAAATCATTCTCAGGCTTTTGTATTTAACTTATGAGCAATTTTTTCATAAAATGAATAGTAGAGTATAGGTAATGTTTTTTTAACGTTTAAGAGGAGAAAAAAATGAAAGTAAATGAAAAAAAGATGAGAAACAGAGATGGAACAGGACCGGCCGGAAAAGGTCCAAAAACTGGTAGAGGTCAAGGTGGATGTAAAAAGGGCGGAAAAAAGAAAGGAAATTAATTTAAGATTTTGTTTATTTCATCAATTCTTTGAATTAATCGATTTCTTTCTTTTTTAAGTGATTCTTTATCAATATTTTCTGATATAATTTCAACCTCATATTTACATTTTCCTAATAATCTCTTTGGAACATCAAATATTTTTATATAAGCATCATTGTTTTGAACTTCAATGATTGTTTTCCACATAAAGTTTATTTTGAATTTTTTTAATGCTAATCATGATTGCCTCCAATAAAATAAATTTACACCCTATATATTATAGTATTTTTTGACAATTTTGTCAAGATAAATAATTTTATGAAGAAAAAAAAATATCAACAAGGAAAAATAATTCTTCTTTCAGAAGAACTTAAGAAAAAATATAAAGGCAACGTCAATAATATTATTTTTAGATCAGGATGGGAACGGGATTTCTTTTTTGTTTTAATGAAAAATAAAAATATTTATTCTGTTTCTTCTGAAGAAACAGTTATTCCATATATAAAACCAACAGATGGAAAGGTCCATAGATATTTTATGGATTTTGCTTTTGAATATATTTCAAGAAAAGGAAAAAAGAGAAAAGCATTGGTTGAAGTTAAACCATTTAAGCAAACACAAAGACCAAAGAAAACAATAATAACAAAAAGACACAAAAAACCAAAAGAATATTATGAAAGGAAATATTTAAGGGATATTTTGACATATGAGATAAATATTGCTAAGTGGAAAGCAGCACAGGAATATGCCATTAAAAACGGATACTCTTTTTATATTCTAACAGAAAACCCAAAAGCAAATAAAAGATATAAAATGTGGAAATATGAGGAAATAATAAAATCAGAATATTAATTAAAATGTGTTTTAATAAATAATTTTGAATGATTATATAGGTGAAAAATGGTTGATAACATCAATGAAGCAAGTATTAAAAAAGGTGTTAGATGGTTTCTTGATAAAATAAAGAAGTCTGTTTCTAAAAGAAAAGAAGATAAACATCCCAAAGATATTGAAACTTCAAAAGAAGCAAAAGCAAATCTTCATAATTTTAATTTATACACTACTTTATATCCGATGCCAAAAACAAAAGATGAGCTTCCATTTTATGATGCAATGCCTTTATTTTTTCCACTTCAGGTTGTAAAAGGAAGTGATGGAGCACTTTTACATTCTTTAAATTTACATTATTTACCTCCAAATCTTAGATTAAAATTTCTTAAAGAAATAGAAATTCTTGTTAGAAAAGATGCAGAAATGAAAGGATATGAACCAGATGAACTTTCAACTTATCCAAAAGGCAATTTAACTCGTTCAGTTGGTAGATATGTTGCAAAAGTTTATCAGTATGGTGGTGGTTCTGCTGGTGCTATGATTAGAGCAGCCTATAGGTCATATTTTTTTTCTAGAATGCGCGGGAAATTAAAATATATTCCTGTAACAGAATGGGAAAAAGCTGGACGACTTATATTACCAGTATGGAGAAAAGCTGGACCAGCTGAAGTATATAAAGAAGTTAGAAATACATATAACAAATATAAAAACAATTATAGGTCATCAATTTATTAATAATAAATAATTTTGAATTATAAGAGGAAAAAAATATGGCAGTGCTAATAAGTGAAGCATCGAAAATAATAAAAGCATTAGATAAAGATAATTTTAATCAAATAACTGTTGATAAAGAACAATTATCAAACCAATTTTTTTCAGTGGCAAAATATGGAAAATCAAGTAATCCTGAAAAAATGGAGATGTTAAAAACTTTAATTAAAAAATGGAGACAATATTCTAAATTTCCAAAAGTAGCAAGTTCTATTATGAATATAAAATCTGAAGCTGTTGTTGCTGGAGATCGTGATGTTGTCATGTTAGATAGTTCTGATTTAGATTCATTTAATTTAAGAGAGTCAGAAATTAATAAATTAAAAGAAGTTTTACCAGAAAGATTTTCAAGAATATTAAAAAAAGTTAGATTTAATCAATTTGGTTCCAAATATTTTGAGAATTGGTATGTTGACGGTAGATTATATGTTTATATAGAAACAGATGAAGATGGTATTAAAGATTATCGTTTTCTTGATCCTTTAAAACTGACTCTTGTAAAAAAAGAAAAGAAATTAATTTATGAATATGATACTGAAAACAATGGAGAGGAAAAAAAATTAGAAATTCCATATAATAAAGTATATTTTATTTCTTCTGGTCTTGAAAATGAAAATGGAATTGTTATTTCTTATTTAAATAAGGCAATTCGTCCAATAAATCTTTTAATGATGATGGAAAATTCTTTAGTAATTCAAAGATTTGTAAGGGCACCAGAAAGATGGGTATTTAAGCTTGATGTTTCTGGAATGAATAAAAAACGTGCAAAACAATATATGGAAAATATGAGATCAAAATATAGGGCACGATTTACAATAGATGCAATTACAGGAGAATTATCTGGAAATAATATGACTCTTGCAATGCAAGAAAATTTATATATTCCAAAAACTAATTCTCAGAATGGTGGTCATGATATTGATACAATAGGTGGCACTCAAAATCTTGGGGATATAGATGATATTTTATTTTGGGATAGAAAAGTTGATGAAGCACTTCATACACCAAAAACAGAAGGTGGTGAGGAATCAATTGTTTCTTTCGGATCAAGAATAGAAGAAATTTCCAGGGCAGAATATAAATTTTTTAGATTTATTAAAATGTTGAGATCTTATTTTAATCAATTATTTAATATATTGTTAAAAGTTGATGTACTTGCTGCCGGAATTACAAAAGAATCAGTTTGGGAAGAAATTGAAGATGATTTAATTTTTGTTTATAAAAATGATTCAATTTATGAGGAAAATAAAGAAAGAAATAAATTAGAAAATAAATTTGAATTTTTACAAAATTATGAGCAATTACTTCTTAAATATTATGGTGAAACATATATTAGAAAACGAATTTTAAAGCAAACAGATGAGGAAATAAAAGTTTCTGAAAAAGAAAAACCAAAAGAAACTGAGGAGGAATATTAATGAAACTTGTATTTAAAAACAATAAATTTAATTTATATGAAGATAAAGAATATGAAGAAATAAAAGAAGGTATTGGTGATGCTGTTCTTGGTGCTCTACTTGGATTTTCCGCTGGAAAAATTAAAAATAAAGTAGATTTTTCTAAATATAACCTTTATATGGGCGACAATGTAACAACTATAAAAGTTGATGCAATGAGACAAAAGAGAAAATATAAAGGAATATTAACATTTAGAGGAAATAAACCATATGTAACTATAACATCTGGACCTACAAATGTGGGGGAACTCGTTCCTTGGACACCCGAATGGATAAAAGATTAATAAATAATTCTGATAAGAATAATTATTTGGTGGTAAAATTATGCAAAATATAATTGAATATGTAGAAGATTTTAGAAATTTTTCAGAAGTTATAACTGAAGAAATAAATGGAAATCAACAATTATTTTTAGAAGGAATATTTGCTCAATTTGAAGTTTTTAATGCAAATAATAGATGGTATCAACTCAGAGAAGGTGAAGCGGTTGTTAATGATTTTAATATGAATAGAATTCCAAGAAGGGATAAAATATTTGGTGAACTTGATCATTCAACAGAATCATCTCCACAATTCCATAGAATGGCTCTTATTTTTGAAACTCCTTTGAGAATAGATAATAATAATTTAATTGCAAGGGCAAGGGTACTTGATAATACATTATATGGGCAAACTTTACGAGTTGTATTAGAAGAAAAATTAAAATTTGGTGCATCAACTAAAGGTGTAGGAAATCTTTCTAATACAAGAAAAGTTGGAAAAAGAGGTAAACTTGTTTCTAATTGGCAATTAAAAAATGTTGGAGATATTGTTGTGGATCAATCTGCTCCAAATGCTGTACCAATGGTAATAATGGAAATGATTATGTCTGGTGATAAGAGAATGGAAAAAATATTCGGAACAGAAATTGTTTATAATACACAAAACGACATTTTAATAACTAAAAAATCTGATTTAGATGAGAAAACTTTAAAAATTTGGAATAAATTAATGAATATTAATATATAAATAATAATGAAAAGAATAGGAGATTTAAAATGTTAATCCGAGAAATTCTCGAAAAACATGATTTAAAACCTGAGCAAATTAAAAAATTTGTTGATGTTCTTGAATCTGTTTCAAAAACAAAAGAAACAAAAGAATTGGAAGAATTCTTTGCAGATAATTTTTCTTTATTGGATGAAAAAGAATTTAATTCTTTTTATGAAACTGTTAAAGAAGAGTGTTTGAATGATTCTTTCTCCTTAGTTGAAAAGGAAGATATTCTTTCCGCTAAAATAATAATTCTTGAAGAAAAATTAGAAGAAATTAATAAGAAATTGGAGGAAGGTATGAAAAAGAAATATATGGAACAAGCATGTCCATATTGCGGAGAACAGAAAATGTATGCTGATGATGGTGATTATATCTGTGAAGCATGCAAAAAGAAATCAGTAATGAAAGAAGGTAAATTAATGAAAATTGAATCTAAAAAAGATGTTAAAGAATCAGTTGAATTTAAAAAAGGATTAGAGGATCATGAAAAAGGTGAATATGATAACAATTTAATCCTTGAATCTGAAGATTATAGAGAAGGCATCAAAGAAGCAAAAAGACTTAAAGAAGCGGCTGAAAAATCTCCAGTCACAGTTTCAGAATTTCGTGAAATGATTACAAATCTTTCTGAATCAATTAAATCTATTTCTGAAAAAATTGATTCTCTTGAAGAAAAAATTGAAAAAACTGAAGAAGCTGAAACAGAAGAAACAAATGAAAAAGAAGATATAAATCTTGATTCTATAAATGAAGCAATTGAAAAAATTTATGAAGGAAATCTTTATGAATCTTTAAAAGAGAAAGGATTTAAAGAAATTTTTGAAGAAATTAATGAAAAAGCAAAAGAAGAATTAGAAGAAAAAGAATATAAAGCTTTGATTCTTTCCCTTGTTGAAGAAGCAAGAGAAAATGGTGAAGAAATTGATATTTTAGAATTTGTTGATGAAGAGAAAGGAGAAGATTCTAAATCAGAAGAAGTTGATGAGGAGAAAGGAGAAGATTCTAAATCAGAAGAAGTTGATGAGGAGAAAGGAGAAGATTCTAAATCAGAAGAAGTTGATGAAGAGAAAATTGCAATTGAAGAAAAGTGTAATGATATTATTGAAAATGCAATTTCTGAACTTGTTGAAACTGATAAAGCAAAAATTAAAGAACTTGCCGAAACAATTGAATTTGAGACTTTAGAAGAATTAGAAGAATCATTAAAAAATTTAATTGAAAATCTCGACAATAATAAAAAAGAGGAAAAGCCCACTCCTCTTAATAGATATGAAAAACTTTATGGTATAAGAAGAAAATAATTAGGAGAGAATTATGACAGAAAAAAACATTCCTCTTCATGAAATGGCATCCGAGGATCGTATAGATTCCGTTAGGAGCATTCTTGAAGAACACAAAGTTCCAGAAAAAAACTGGAAACTGACATCTTTTTTAATGGGTGTTGGAATTGAAGAAGCAGAGAAAAATGGTGTAAATCTTGATGAAGCAGCAGGAAATGTAACAAGTGATGTTGAAGTTATTGCAAAAATGATGCAACCAATGATTACTCGTGGATTTGGACAGACAGCAGCAGCAGAAATATGCGGTGTATGGCCTATGAAATCTGACCAAGGTAAAATTGCTTACATGACTAATCATTTCACAAATGATCAAGCAAATCCTGTAAAAAGTAGCGATGGTCAAGTTTTAACACTTGCAGATTCTTCAGCATTTACAGCAGGAGCAACAATTTCTAATAGTACTGCAAGTGCTATTGGTACTGTTCGCTATGTACAAAGTGAAGCACACACAATTTTTGTTGAACTAAGTTCTGGTTCTTTTGGTGTAGGTGACAGTGTTGATGATGCTAGTCCTTATGTTGCTGAGGAATCAACTGTTTCAGTGAAATATACAACAGAAATTGCACAAAATGTTTTTTCCAGTTATAGTGAATTTGCTACTATTCTTGCTGGTGAAAATGCTTCAACAACTATAAAAGAAGTTGAGCTTGAAGTTAATTTAAAAAGTGTTGAAGCTGAAAATCATAAACTTAGAACTCGCTATAGCAGAGAATTTGAAGCACGGATGAGAGATTATTATGGTCTTGATGCTGATGGTCTTACTGATTCAGTTATGGCTATGGCTTTTAAACAAGAACTTAATAGACGAATATTCCAAGAAGTACTTGATGCTTCAACTTCTGGTGGAACTTCAACATGGGATTATAATGTCGATTCAGATGGTAGATGGGAAGAAGAAAAAATTAAAACTCTCATGACAAAATTAAATTTTGAATCTGCTGATATTCTTCAAGCAAATTTCATGGAAGCTGGTAATTACATTGTTATGGATCCAATCACTTTCAGTTTTTGTAAATCTTATGGTTATATAGATATGAGTATGCTTGAAGGTAACATGGCTCAGCCTATGAAATACCCCTTTGTTGGTATTCTTAATGGTCTTTTTAGAGTTTATGTTAATCCTTGGTTAAGATCTAGAACTCTTTCAATTGGTATGAAGGATTTCTCAGGTGATCCTGCTGCTGAAACTAGAGCTGGAATATTTTTCAATCCTTATCTTGCAATGGATATTACTAAAACAATCCAAGATGCAAACGGTCAACCTGTTAAATTTGCTTGGAGTATGTATGGTTTTACTGCTCATCCTTTAGCTGCAACAAGTGGAACAAATGATTTCTTTAGACGTGTAAACGTTTCTAATCTTCCTAATCATGCTTAATAATAAATCTTTTTAAACTCCTGGTCCCTTTTCGAAGGGACCTTTTTTTTTTGACTTTCTTAAAAAAATATATATAATAGAATAAATGTAATTGGGTTTAAATTGAAAGAAGGAATTTTAGAGAATAGAATAAAGTATCAAAAACATAAACTAAAAAACATTTTAGAAAATTTTGATAAAGAATTGACTGAAATTGAAAATATGAAAAATCATGGGTTTGATAGAATTTTTGATGCTGGAAATAAAAAATTTATTTTGGAGAGAGGAAAATGAAGTATAAAAAATATAATAGTATTAAAAATATTTATGATGAATTATATATTGAAAAAATAAAAAATTTAAAATCTTCCCAATCAGTATCTTGGGTTGTAACAGAAAAAATTCATGGATCTAATTTTGCCTTTATAACGAATGGAAAAAATGTTGTTTGCCAAACAAGAAAACATATTCTTAAAGAAAATGAAAAATTTTATAATTGGCAACTTGTCAGAGATGAAAACAAACAAAATATTTTAAATATGTTTAATTTGATAAGTGATAGGTTTTCTGATCCATTAGATGAAGTTTATGTTTTTGGTGAATTGTTTGGTGGTCATTATCAGCATAAAGACGTAATCCAATCAAATACATCAATAAGATTACAAAAAGGAATATCATATCATCCAGAAAATAAATTCATGGCATTTGATATTTTTATTCGTTTAAAAAATTTGAAAACGAGATGGTTGAATTATAAAGAATTTATTATCATTACATTATCAAGCAATATTATGACTGTTCCGGCTTTATTTATGGGAACATTAGAAGAATGTTTAGATTATCCAAATGCAATACACACTAAAGTTCCTCTTTATTTTAATTTGCCTGAAATTGAAGATAATATAGCTGAAGGAATTGTTATAAAACCTTATTTTCCAATTTTTTTAGGAAAAAGTAGAATCATTTTAAAAAATAAAAATAATAAATTTAAAGAAAAAGTAAAAAAGAAAAAAAATAAAATAATACAAAATGAATTTTCTGAAATTCAATTGAAATATATAAATGAATATAATTTATATTTGAGCAAAGAAAGATTTATAAATGCTGCTAGTAAAATTGGTGAACCAGATTTTGAAAAGTTTTCTCAATTTTCCAAAGAAATTTTTTTAGATGCTTTAAAAGATTTTTTAGAGGATAATCAATCTAATATCATATTAGAAATACCTAATAAAAATGAAAGAAAAAGAGTTATGAAGCAATTAAAAAAATTAGTTGATTATTTTGTAAGAGATTATATCATGGGAAAAATTTAAAATAATACTTTCTAACGAACGAAAAATAATTATCTATACTCTGCTATTAAAAAGAACAGAAAATCGCTATAAATTAAAATATGAAACTCTCAGAGTATATTTTAAGTAGTTTGTATGGTAGTTTATATGTTTATCAAAGCAAATTGATCATTATATCATAAAATTTATTTTATGTCAATATTTTTAATAAAAAATTTCTTTAATAAAAATAAAGCTTTATAAATTTATTTAAAAATATCAATAGACATTCATAAAACATTTTATATAATTACAATATTCCACTATGTGGACAGAATGATATATTATTAAAGGAGAAAAAAAATGAAGAAATTAATTATTTTAATAATTTTCTTACTCTTTTCTTGTGCAACTCAATCTAAAAGGTCTTTGTTTCCAGCAAACACTCTTGCTAAAACAAAATCTGTTGTTATTGTTTGGGTCACAAAAATAGGGAAAGAAGGGGATAAATTAGTTCAGTTAAATGCCATGGGAACTGGTTTTGTAATTGCTCCCAAACATATTATGACAAATTATCATGTTGTTGATGGAAGTATTTTGACAACAACAGAAAATTATAATGGGGATAAGATATATTCAACAGTTGTTTATGCAAATCCAGAAACAGATATAGCAATTTTAAAAATGGAAACTGACCCAGAAGGTTTAGAACCATTGGAAGTTGATACAGGAAGCAAAGTTGGTGATCAAATTCTGATCATTGGTCATCCTAGCCACGATTATTTTTTAAATGTAAGTGGAATCGTTTCAGCAATTAAATATCAAGGTGAGGTTTTAGAAATTCACACTGATGCAATGATTTATTATGGTTCAAGTGGATCTCCTATGATTAATACGGAAGGAAAAGTGATTGGAATTTCTGGAGGATTTTATTCTCAGAATAGAATTGGTATTGGTATTCATGCAAAACATATTATTGAAGCCATGAAAGCAATCGATTTATAATATTTTCTTAACAAAAATTATCATTCATGTTGTAATAATGATATAAATAATTTTGTTATATTTATGGAGGAAATAGATGACTATATTTCTTACTGGAGATTTACATGGACAAATTGATATTCAAAAATTGTCCAGTGATAATTTTTCTGAAGGAAAAACTTTAACAAAAAATGATTTTCTTATAGTTTTAGGAGATTTTGGTTTAATATTTCATGAACCAAGTCACAAAAATTATAGATCAGAAAAACATTGGTTAAATTGGCTTGAAAAAAAGCCATGGACAACCCTTTTTGTAGATGGAAATCATGAAAATTTTGATATAATAGAAAAATTACCAGAAGTTGAAATGTTTGGATCTAAAGTTGGAAAAGTGAATAATAGCATATACCATCTTAAAAGAGGAAATATTTATACAATAGAAAATAAAACTTTTCTTGCTCTTGGTGGAGCTGCATCAGTTGATAAGAATTCAAGATTATTTGATGAGAAAATTTATAAACAAAAATTATGGTGGGATCAAGAACTTTGGACAAAAAAAGAAGAAAATTATTGCCTTGATATATTGGATAAAAATAATTGGAAAGTTGATTATGTTATTTCACATACTGCCCCAGATAAAATAATAGAAGATATGTTTCGTGATCATTGGTCATTTTCTCAAAGATTTAATGATCCTACAGCAAGATTTTTTGATTATCTTTATAGCAAAGCAAATTTAATATTTAAAAAGTGGTATTTTGGTCATTTTCATAAAAATAGAGAATTGAAAAAGTTTAGATGTTTATATGGAGATATTGTTAGATTAAATTAAAGGACGATATGATGGGATGCGATATTCATTCATTTGCAGAAGTAAGAAAAGATGGTAAGTGGCAGTATACTGGAAATGTTTTTCGAGACGATGAAATGATGAGAAAATATTCAAAAAAATATAAAACAGATGAAGTTTTCCTGTATAGAAATTATGGTTTGTTTGGATTTTTAGCAGATGTGAGAAATTATAGTTGTGTTGAATCATTTGAAGCAAAAGGATGGCCAACTGATAGTGAATATTTTGATGTGATTAACCCAAACCAAGACTGTGATTTTCATACATATTCATATCTTACTCTTGAGGAACTTCTTGATTTTGATTATTCAAAAGAATTTGAAGATCAAAGGAGTCGAGTGAAATCAGCAATATCTTATAAAGAATTTCTAGGAGAGTTTTATTTTCAAAGACTTGAAGAATTAAAGAAACTTGGAAATCCATCTGATGTTAGAGTTGTTTTTTGGTTTGATAATTAAACGTAGGAGAATTATGAGGTTAATAATCGCTGGCGGTAGAGATTTTAGGGATTATGAATTATAAAGAATATCTTGATCTTATCGATAAAATATCAATTGAAGATTTCAAAGAAATGAGATTATTTGAAATATTAACTTTCAACATGGTAACTGAAATGATTAGATGGTATGTTACAAATCTAATAGAAAATACATCAGAAACATACTTGAAAAATCATGTACTAGAATATTCTTTTTCTTTAGAAAAACTTAGTGAAGTTAGGAAAATATTAAAGAAACATATTCTTAATGGAAATATTAAATGTTTAAGTGAAAGGGTTGAAGTATTAGAGGAGGATGAGTAAATGAATTGTAAAAAATGTAATTCAAAAGAGACAAATTATCAACAAGAATATATTCATAATAGAAATGCGGGAACAATAAGAGAAATGGCGTATATTCATTGTAAAGACTGCAATCATAGAGAATTTATTTATGATATTTTTAAAGATAAAGACGGAAAAATCTATGATGGTCAAGAGATTGTAAAAAAAGGTTTATTGTCGAATTGAAAAAAGGATTCTTTTTGATAACCTAAATTCTTTTTACTAAAATTCTATAATGAAGACATTGAATATTATGACTGACAGATAGTATTGTTTGAATTTCAATGTTTCTTTCTTTTCCTGGTTTTGTCAAGCTAAAATAAATAATAATGAATATAATAGAGGAATAAAATGACACTAAAAACTTTTGATCCAAATCTTAGAAAAATATCTAATAATTCAATCGCTGAAAAAACTGGTGTTGATGCATTTATATTAATGTTACAAGATGTTATTGAAACAGAAATAGCTGAATGTCCAGAGGATATTAATAGAGGTACAAATATTTCAACTGATTATTTAAATGGTTCGGTAAATATGCTAAATTCTATGATTCTTGAAAATATTGTTTACCTTGCTATAAAAAATAATATACCAGAAATAGAAATTTCTGAGGATCAAATTGAAATTGTCGCTGATTATGATAATGAGGAATATCTTTTTTATATTAGTGTTTCTTCTGAAAATCAAACAGAAGAGGATCAAGTATTATCATTTTCTTTGAATATTAAAAGATAATCCATAAATATAAATAATTCTGAATGAATTTATTGGAGAGAATTTAATGGCTGATAGAATATTAATTAATCAAGCGGATTTAGATTTAATTGAGCAGAATCTTATTACATATCTTAATGCAGATGGTTCACCATTTAAGGGCTATAATTTTAAATCAGGTCCACTTGCTGGAATCATAAGAATTGCAAAATTTATTATAAGAAATCTTTCTTTTCAACTCAATAAAACTGTTCAAGAAATATTTCTTGATACTGCAACTCTTGATGAGGTCATTTATTCGTTAATAAAAAATTTTAATTTTATTCCAGGTTTGAATCGTCCAGCAAAAAAATATTTAAAAATGAAATTTGATTTAAAATCAGCAGGACTTGTTCCTTCATCATCTGATCATTTTAAAGTTTATTGGAACACAGCACAATATACAAGTTCATATAATTTTATTCCGACACTTAGAGATAAATGGCAGGAGGAGTATTATACAAATGCTTCTGCATCTGATTATGTTGATCAAAATATGTTTTATTATTACATGCAAAGAATAACAACCGAAACTGAAGATTATCTTGCTGCTATTATGCCAGTTTATCAGGCAGATTGGACGCATTCTGAATGGACTTTTAATTCCGTTACTATGTCTCAAGAATTTGAATTGAAAGATGGATCCTCTAATTATTATGGAGATAAAGTTGTTGCTGAATCAATTAGAGTTTTTGTAAAGGAATTATCTGGAACATGGTATGAATACAAAAATATTAGATTAGGACTATTTGATTATGATACATTAAGGGCATTTAGGATTAATTATGATACAGCAAAAGGATTAACAATAGAATTTAATATTGATCATCTTTCGCGTGAAATTCAAGATACTGAAACAGTAAGAATATTTTATGCAATTACTGAAGGTGATGATATTAATGAGGTCACTGGTGATAATGTTTTTAATAACACAAAATTTAATGATTTACAAATTTATTCAGTTGATCCAACTGGAACAGCAACTTCTATTTTCGAGTCACTATCGAATGGTACATCTATTTCTCCATTGACAGCGTATGCAACTTATTTTTCATCTTTTCTTGTAGATGGTGAAGCAATGATTATGGATGATGAAAGTACAAATACAACACACCTCGCATATTTTGATAATGGAGTAGGACCTCAAGATATTACATCAATTAAAAAATCAGCTCCACTTTTTTATGTTACACAAGGAAGGGCGGTTACTGAGGATGATTATAATTTTCTTTTAGATTCAAAATTTGTAGAATACAAGGATATTAAAGCATGGGGAGGTCAGCGGGAATTTTATGATATGACTGAATTAATAACTGATGAAATTGATTCTGCTTTAAGCTATGATCCAGCAACTTCAATATATTCTGGAACTTTTGATGATGTTTTTTCAGCTGTGACAAATATTTTATTGCAACAATATTCAAATGGAGCATTGACAGTAAATTCAGTTGATTATCAATCAATTCAAGATGGAAAATATCGTTCTGATAGAGGATTTGTTTATTATTCATTTTTTGATGATAATTTTCAATTTGTTTCAACATCTGAAAATAAATCTGAAATAGTTCAATATCTCGATCAATATAAAATATTGACTATGTATTATAAATATCTTGATCCTGTTTTTGTTTTATTAAAACCAAGGGTTGTAATGACAATTAACAAAGGATATACAAAATCTTTTAATATTTATGAAATGAAACAGAACATCTATAATTGGTTTAATTCTGATATTGCTTTTGATAGAAAGATTGATTTGAAAGAATTGAATTCTTACTTATTATCGTTTGATGAAGTCGATGCCGTCGATTCAATAGGATTTACAGCAAAATTAAAGATTAAAACTCCTGATACAGTTGATGATTATGCTTATATTAGAGCATTTAATAAATTTTCCGGTGAATTGAATAATAAACCAATAAAAGTTTTCAATGGAACTTCATTAGTTGAATTAGCGACAATTTCAACCAATGATGGAAATGTTAATATTACTGTTGGTGGATCAAATATTTCCTATACTGATTCAGCAAATATTCAAAAAGGAATTGTAAGATTTCAACCATGGTCAGATTTATTAAATTATTCATATTTTTATATAGATGAAATATCATTTGCATCATTTAAACTGAGGAGTATTAGAGAATCAGTTCTTGGTGTTGAAAATGTCAATGATATATCTTTGGTTTTGGAGTAATAAATGACATATACTAAATCACTTAGACCATTTTTAAAATTGTTTCTTCCAAAATATATTCATAGGGAATATCCCAAATATGTTGAATTATGTGATAAAATATTACAATATTTGGAAGAAACAAATAATTTAAAATGGTATGTTGGTGATACTACAAATCAAAAATTAAATTCAATTTATCATAATATAGAAAATTTTGATAAACATTTTATTATAGATGATCTTCCTGTAGAAAATATTTCTGTTTTAAATGCTTACTTAAATGATTTTGCGAGTGATATAGATTATAGGAATACTGTTTTAGATTTTAATTCTGAAGATATGAGACAAATTGCAAAATATGCAAATGTAATTTATAATTTAAAGGATTCTTGGAAAGCATATAATTTTATATTTGCGTTAATTCATGCACCAATTATCAGTGGTGCAACAATATCACTTTCTTTTGATGCTTTTTATAAAGCCGATTCAACTTTTCTTGATGAAACACCTCCTGATTATTTTTATAGGCTTGAAGTTGCAGATTCGACAAATATTAATTATGGAGATGTACTTGTAGGATCTTCTAGTTCCGCATCTGGTACAGTAAAATATATTGATTCTGATAATGATATAATTTATCTCGATAGGGTAGAAAATACTTTTTCAGCAGCTGAAACTTTAACTTTTAATGCAACTGCTATAACAACAATTTCAACTATTTTAACAAGTGATTATTTAGATGATGATAAAATAATTTTGACAGAAATTCCTGTTTATTCTATTGAATCTAATGGAATAAATGGTTTACAACTGGATAGGGCTGATGTAACAATTGATGATAAAGGTACTCATCCATTTGAATATCAAATAATTGGAAAAAATGATATTTTAAGTACTGGAACATTTGTTTCCGATTTAAGAAAATCCATGCATCCTGCTGGTTTTGATGCTGATATTTTTTATGTTCTTGATGATATAGAAATTTTAAGTACAGAGGATAGCAAAATATTTCCAAAGCAAATTTTTACATTGGAATGCGTTTCAACTGGATATGATTTATTAAAGAATGATGGAATTAATATTATCACAAATGATAATTATCATATTATTGTCACGGAAGAAGTATTTCCCACGGGATTATAAATAATTATGAATTATAAGAGGTAAAATAATATGTTGGTTTCTGGTGTAGGAGCATTAACAAGCAAGGGATTAGAGATTGCAGATTTTTGTAAATTAAATGATGTTTCCCTTGATTTCAAACATTTTTATGTAACAGATAATCTTTCTTTAACACTAACAAATTTAACTGATCCAACTCATTCTCCATATAATGATATAACAGATGAGGAATTTGTTTATAATCTAGAAAATGTTTCATCAACTGATTATTATAGAGGAAGTGTTTCAACTTCAGAAAGTTTAATTTCAAATGGTCAATCAGTAATTCCAATATTGATGTCAATTGTTTCTAATGATATAGAAGAAAATTTAGATATATATACAGTTTTTATTTCTGTAAAAGATCCCAATGGTGCAAAAATTACTGTTGCAGATGGTTCAACATTTCTAACAACCCCACAAACAATAACATTTGGTGCTCCTTTTTCTGGAACAGCAACACTGGATTATATTGATGGAAATGATCTTTATATTTCAAACATACAAAGTTCTTTAGCTGTAAAATTAACTTATGATGAATTTATTGCAGAAATTACAACTTCCCTTACAGTTACGGGTGGAACTGATGGTGCATCTAGTTTAACAAGTTCTGCTAATGTAGATGATGCAAATTATCTTTTTTATAAAGGATGTATTCGATATGATGAAAGACTTGATATTACTGTTGCCAACGCAACTAATTTTTCAGCTGGAAGTACCCTTACAAATCCAACGGGGGCAGTTGCTTCGGTTACAAATGTCGCAGGTAGTGTTTTAACTGTTAATAGAACAAATACAAGCATTTTTTCCAATGGAGAAAATGTTGATTATAATAGTCCATATTCAGCTCCAGATACTACAATAACTGCAATACCAATAGTAAATACAACATCCAGTGTTGTAACAGCAGTAAAATACACAAGCGATGGATCAGATTTATTGTTAAGAATTAATTTAAGGAGTACTTCTGGATTTCCACAAGATTTAACATTTTTAAATACTGCTGTAACTGAAATTGAAATTCATAATGCGGATACATCAGATACGCATCCTGATATTAGGTTGCAAATGTTAGTAAATGCTAGTATTTATGGCTCTGATATAAGATATAATTATGATCAGATAGTTTCTTTAAAAAATCAAATAAATGCTATCATAACGGCAAATGGATTATCTGGAGGACCGATTGTATAAATATCATTTTTTATATCAGACGACAAATTTAATCAATGGAAAAATTTATGTTGGAATTCATTCAACAGATGATTTGGGTAGCGGAATTGCATTAATAAATGCAATAAAAAAATATGGAAAGGAAAATTTTGAACGGGAAATATTGGAATTTTCTAATACAAGAGATGAAATATTACAGAATGGAGAAAAGAATAGTTTTTATAGAAAGTCCCATACAGAAGAAACAAAGAAAAAAATTTCTGAAGCAAACTCTAGAAAAAAACGAACCGATGAATTTAAAAAAATAAAATCTGAGAAAATGAAAGAATATTGGTCAGAAAATGATTATCCACATAAGGGCAAGACATATGAGGAAGTTTATGGTGTTGAAAAAGCGAAAGAACTAAAAGAAAAAAGAAAAAATACTTTTTCAAAAAATAGAAAGGATAGTTCAGGAGCGAATAATCCAAAAGCAAAATTAAATGATAATATGGTTATTATTATTCGTTTAATGAACAAATTTAATAAATATACAATAGATGAGATGTCTTTATTATTTGGTGTCACTAAAACCACAATACGAGATATAATTAAAATAAAAACTTGGAAAAATATAACAATTTAAAGGAGTTAGGAATGATAAATTGGGCAAGTGCGATTCAGCAAATTATTGATGCGCATGCGGATCTATTAGAAACCACTTCAGAATTACAAAAATGGGTAACTGGTAGTTCAGGAGGAACTGCTATTTCGTCCGTAACATTTGATTTTTCTGATGGAACATCTAGTGTTGTTAACACAATACCAGAGATTGTTGCAAATGCTAGTGGTTCACAAACAATTACAGCAGGTGAAAATTTATCTACTGGCGATAGAGTAAAAATTTATAATGATGGTGGAACAGCAAAGGTTAAAAAATTGGTTGCATCATCTTTTGGATCAGCTTCACAGTATAATACAACATCAAGCAGTAATGCTATTGCATATGATTCTGATAATGGTGTTGGTGTTGTTTTTTATTGTGAATCCATTGCTGCTGGAGATGTCGAAGCAAAAATATTTTCTATTACTTCCTCAATTACTTATGGTTCAGCACAAACTGTTAATACAACAACTGGAATACATACACAAACTGCTGTTTTTCATTGCTCAGGTGATACGACTGCAGGAACAATTTTATTTCTGTACATAGATTCTGGAGATGAATCAAAAATAAAATATAAAATTGGAACATCTGATGGAACAACAATAACAATGGGATCAGAAGGTGATGTTGGATCATCTACAACTTCTGGAATTTCAACTTATGTTGCCAAATATGATTCAACAAATAATATGATTTTGATTTCAGCATGGGATAATTCGGGATTTGATTTAATTTTAAAATATGGAACTGTTGATGGTTCTACAAAATCTATATCGTGGGGAACGGATCAAACAATTTTAAATGATATAACAACGAGTGCGAGCATAACTGAAGGATTTGCACTTGCTCTTGATGAAGCAACTGGAACTGCATATGTCGGATATTCGGATAGTTCAGACGATTTTTATATAAGACGTTACACAACATATAATGGCGTGATTTCAGCAAAAACTCCTACTCAGCTTTATGTACTTGGTTCTGACTATTCATTTAATACTCTTGATTTTCAATATGATTCTGCAAATGATCAACTAATTCTTTTTACCGGTTGGAAATTTTCAACTGTTGGATCACTAATGACTTTTCATATTCGTTATGATACATCAACTGAATCGGCATTTGAACTCGCAAGAAATACACTTGGAGCTTATGATACAGGATTATTTGATACCCGAAGAGGCGGAATTGACCTTGATAATAATAAAATATTTTATTATGCTGGAAACCTCTCAGCAGCTCCATTGTATGTATATGAATATGATTTAGATTTTACAATTGTTACGACTAATTCATTTCATGTCTACAATGAAATATTAATTCCTACTAAAAATTGTTCAATCGCAGTTGTTGATAATCTTGTATTTTTTAGTTTTAAAACTGATTTAGCATCTAAATATCTTGATGAACGGGAAAATTTTGCAGGAATAATTCAATCTAATGTTACTTCTGGTAATGATGCGACTGTTTCTATTCTTGCTGGTGGAATTTCAACCGCAAATTCTGGATTGACAATAGGACAAAAATATTATTTGCAAACTGATACATCTATTGGAACAACAAAAAATAAATTTCCTGTTGGAATTGCACTTGACGCAGGAAATTTGCGTTTAATATAGGAGAATAAAATGAGCACAACCGATGGCGGAAAAAGAATACATGAAATTGCAAATGAAAAAACAATATTGGTTGGAGATGATGAATTTGTAATTGATGATTCTGAAAATACGGATGCTGATGGAAATCAATTAACAAAAAAAGTAAAATATAAAAATATTCTTAAATTTAAGGATTATGATTCAATTCCAATTGAATGGCCCGAGGATGGATCTTCAGCACCAGATGCAGCTGCACTTGTAACGGATGGAAATGGAAATTTACGATCAAGAACATTTGATTCAACAGCCGCAGAGACATTGGTTGTTCCATGGGAATGTCCTCCAAATTGCGTTTTAACTGCTGGTATAACATATCGAGTAAAATTTATTGTAACTGAAGCAACTGGTCCAAGTTCTGAAGGTGTTGTTTTTAAAATGTCAGGATATAGTTCTGGAAATGGCGATGCGATGAATGGAACCTTTGCAACTGCGATTGCAACTTCAAAAGCAACCGGTCTTACTGAATCACAATATGATCTTGTTTTTACTGAATGGTCAACCGCAAATCTTACAATAACAGATGAAGCTGTTGGTGAAACAATATTTTTTGAGTTTCAAAGGGATCCTACTGATTCTGATGATACATATGGACAAGATGTTGGTGTTTATATGATTCAATTGGCTTTTTATCGACAGGCTGAATAAAAATAGAGAGATTGAATGTAAATGATAGGAAATATATCTTGGGAAAATAGAGAAAAAGAACTTCAAAAAGAAATTGAATGCCTTACAGAACATTATAATGAAGAAGACTTATGGTATAAAAATATTGAATATGTAAAAGATAAAAATATTGATGTATCAATTTTATTTTCTTATCAAGGAAATGAAAAAATTTCTGAAATGAAAAAATGCATTTCTTCTCCATTGTATTTTATATCCAATTATGTATATCTTGAAGGTGAAAAAAATAATGGAGAAGTTGATATTATTCTTTTTACTCCAAGATCTTTCCAAGTAGAAATGATCGAAACTTTTGAAGGAAATAGATTAACATTAGTGAAAATGGGTAGACAACTTGGTAAAACAATTGTATGTTGTGCTTATTTTTTATGGAATGTTATTTTTAAAGATAATTTTAAAATCGAAATGTTTGCAAACAGAAATGATCTTTCTAAAGATAATATTGATAGAATTAAAAAAATGTACGAACGGTTGCCATTATGGATGAAACCAGGAATAAAAAAATGGAATGAAAGTGCAATTATTTTTGAAAATGGATCAAGGATTAAATCAGGAGTTGCAAATAAAGAATCTGGGCGTGGTGGAACAAATAATATTCTTTTTGCTGATGAAATTGGACGTATTGAAGACAACATTATGGCAAAATGGTATTCATCAGCATTTCCTACTATAAAATCTAAAAAACATTCTAAATTTATTGGTGTTTCAACACCTCATGGATTAAATACATTTTGGAGGATGTTTACAGAAGCATTAAATGGAATTAATGGATTTGTTGCTTTGGAATATCCATGGAATATCGATGGAATTCGTGATGAAAAATTTAAAGAGGAAACTATTGCATCTTTAAATGGTGGTTATAGAGAATGGCTTCAAGAATTCGAGGCAAAATTTTTAGGAAGTTCTGGAACACTTCTTTCAGCTGCAACTTTAGGAAAATTTGCTGCAATACAACCAATTCAAGAAATTAAATTATTAGGAAATGATTATATTTTAAAAATTTATAAAAATGCTATAAATGATCATAATTATATTATGACACATGATGCTTCTGAAGGTCTTGGAGATGATAATGATTATACTGCAATTCATGTTTGGGATATTACAAATCCATTAAAATATATACAAGTAGCAGTTTTAAATAATAATGAAATTGATAAAGACGACGCACCTTTTATTATTTCAGAAATAGGAAAATTATATAATAATTGTGCTGAAATATCTGAAAATAATTTTCTTCCAGAAATTCCAGAAAATATCATTAGAGTTGCTGATTATGGTGGAGATGTTTATATTCATTCTGATGGAAGATATGGAATTAAAATGACTGAAAAACAAAGAAATATTGGATTATCAAGAATGAAGAAAGAATTTGAAAAAAATAGAGTTGAAATTTTTGATTATGAAACAATATATCAATTTTCAAGATTTTCAAAAGGAAAATCAGGCAAATATGAAGGTGAATATGGTGTTCATGATGATCTTGTTACCTCTGCAAATCTTTTATTTTGGTTGATGGCAGATGAGGACAGGTTTGAAAGGTGGTTTTCTGATAAAATAAATTATTTTTCTGAAGCAAAACAAATCAATGTTCCTGAAAATGATCTTCCAGATATGTTTATTGATAATGGAAATGAAATAGAATTTTTTAAAAGTGGTGATTATACAAATATAAATGATGATGACGACGACATATTTTAATTTATAGTGATTTTCTGTTGTTTTTAATAGCAGAGTATAGATAATTATTTTTTAATTGTTTCTGATAATAATTTTTTAATATATTTTAAAAAAGTGTAAAATAAATAATTCTGATGGGTTTTATTAACGCATCCAAAGAAGGTGTAAAGTGAAAAAAATTCGATATGAAAAGAAAAGACAAGAAAAATCAATTACAGGTGGTCCGTTTTTTGGATTAACATTTTTTCACAGCAATTGGGGTAATATGAATTATCCTACTCGTGTGATTGATCAGGAAGAATTGGAGAAAAAATTTGGTTACCTTGATTCTGAAAAAGATGATTGGATGCAGGCATGGAATTTTTTAGCATATATTAAAAATTTAAAAATTTTCAGAGTAGGAAAACAAGAACCTGTTGCCTCATTTGATGTTTCAAATGATTTGACTTCTGTAACTGGTGCAGGAAATTCAATGACATTTTTAAACAATCAAGTAACTGCAATTACAACTGCAACATCTGTTTGGAATTCTGTTACAAATGGTGCAAGTATCTATTATCACCTAAATGATATTCATGTTCCACAAAATGAACCAACATTAGGAACAAATCAACTGCTTTTTGTTGTAGCAAAATATCCAGGTACACTTGGAAATGAAATTGGTATTTCTATTGTTAATTCAGACTCCAATTTAAAAAGAAGTTTTGTTTTTAAACATGATTATTCTAATGTAACATCTGTTTCAGGAATTACAGCAGGAGATACAATATATGGATCAACAACTTCTGCTTATGGAACGATAGAACAAATAATTGATTCGACAATTTATTTTAGAATGGAAAATGGAATCTTTTCAGCTGGAGAAACATTTACTTTAAATTCCACTGCAATAGGAACATTTTCAGCAATTAATACTGAGGATGATGTTGAAAATAAAGTTAGAATGAATCAGATATTTGATAGAAAAATTAAGGAACATGAGATTGGTATTGTTGTTTCTGTTGAAAATGAAATAGTGGAAAGTGAAATTGTATCGCTTGACTATATAAATGATAATTTTATAGAGGATTGGAATTCTGATTATTTAGAATTTATAGTAAATGAAAATTATCAGGATCCAACTGATTTAGCTCCAGCATCAAAACCAGCATATATGTTGTGGGAAACTGTAAATGAAAAGCTCCTTTTTGGATCATCTGATTCTCCTAGTACTGCGGAAATAAAAACTCAATTGGATAAATTGAAGGGCGAAACATATGGAAAATATTCAGTTATTTTTCATTGTAATATTGATGTTTCTGAATATATTGCAGAAAATATTTTATCAGATGAAAGAATGCAAATAACTAATAATAATGATATTACAATTTAGAGGATAATTATGGTTTCAACAATTCCTATAGAATCAAATACGGCTTTAGTAACATATGATTATTCAGTGACATTTAATAACATTAAAACACAGATAAATCCAAAAACAGATGAAATTGAAGAATATGGAGTTGCTGGAGATGTTGCTGGAATAATTGTTTCAAAATTAAATTCTAATAAATTTTCAGAAATATCTGGAATAACAAATTCTGAAATTAAAAATATTCTTGCCATAAATCAATATACATTTGATGAATTTATTCAATTACAAGAAAAGGGAATCAATATTGTTGCCCGTTCTGGAGATAATTATTATATAAAAGGTAATATATTTCAACATCCTACCTCAGATGCTTTTGATAGGTTAAATGTATATCTCATATATCTTTATAGTGTAGTTACATTAAAAGTTTTTTTAGAATTAATTATTTCTGAAGATGAAAATATTGAGATTAGAATTTCTGCAAAACTAAATCAAATAAAAAATTCATTGGAAAATTATATTTCTGGATTTGATTACCTTTTGGATATTTCTGGAAATACAATTACTATAGATTTATATGAAAATATAAATAGACCTATTTCAAGGATGAAATTTATTATCGATTTTCTTTGATCCTTTTAATCAATTCAATTAAATAAATAATATTGATAGATGTTTATAAACAATAATAAAATGGAGATTAAAAATGACAAATTTGTCACCTAATCTAAATCTAAGGGTGAGAGATAAAAGTCTAGGATCAGTGCCCCTTTCCACTGGTTCCGTGGGTTTTATCTTACCTGCCCAATGGGGACCAGTTAATAAAGTTTTGACTGTTGGTTCTGTTAAAGGTGGTACAGGCAATCTATATGATGCATATGGACAAAGTATCTATAATACTAATCACATTACTTGGGCAACAATAGCAAAATATTTGAATTATGGTGTTGGTGCTGCTAAGGTGTGTAGAATTGCATCTGATGACTCAACAACTAAAAATTCAGTAAAATTTGTATCTGCTGACTTAACACTTTCAGACTGGAATAATGGAACAGCACAGTTTAGAAAACTTAATCCTGAGGATGATAGTTTTCCATCTATTGAAAATGTTATCGTGACACTTGATGCTGATCCTAGTGCTGTTTGGACTGCTGGGGATACTATTACGGGTGGAACTTCAAGTGCAACTGGAACTGTTGATGCTGTTATTCTTATTGCAGAAAATTCAACCGCAACTGCCTTTGCTTATTTAAAAGATGTTTCTGGAACTTTTACAGCTGGTGAAACTTTAACTGCAACGGCTGGAAGTGGTACAGCAACAATTGCAACTGCTGCTGGAACAATTGATAGCAATACGCTTTATGATACATATTTCCATCAGGTACGCTTGACTGTTGGTGCTGGAGAAGAAGATAAAGTAGGTATTGGTGGAACTATAGCTGATGCGAATGGTGCATCTGGAATAGTTATTGGAAAAGATAGATCAAACCATTATCTTTTTGTTACTTCTCACACTGGAACATTCACAGCAACGGCATTAACAACGCTTGATACAATAACATATGCTGCAACCCCAGTAACCGTTAGTGCTGTAACAGAAACATCAGCAATTCAGCAAGTTTTAATGTTTTATGCTAAATATCCTGGAACTGTTGGTGATACAATAAATGTTGCATTGACAAATAGAAATGATTATTCAACCGCTACTTATTCTGGAACAAATAAAATTTCAGACCTTTTTGAAAATACTTCATTAAGTGAGGATGAGGTTGCAATTGTGGTTACACTTGATGGAACTGTTGTCGAATCTCATATTTGCTCGCTTGATTCAACTGCAACACTTCAAGGAGGAAAATCTTTTTTTATAGATGATTTTCTTGAAGATAATTCTAGTTATATTGGTTCTGTATCTGTTGTTGATGGAGCCGCAACTGTTTCTGATCTAGATGATCTTGGAGTTGGTTCAGGTTCATTTGTTGGGACTGCACTTTCTAATGGTGCAACTGGAACTGTTGCTCTTCAAGAAGCAAAGGATGGATATGATGAACTTGCTAAAAAATCTGCTGGTTGTCGCTTGATTTGTGATTTTCATGAATTAAATGATGTGTCTTATTATGGAGATATGATGTCTTATCTTCAAGGACTTGCAGATGCAGCGAAACGATTTCATTTTATTGGAACTATGAGAAAAGATGATATTACTCCATCAAGCTTTAATGCCGCAACTTCAATTGCTGCTTCTGGATATGATTCAATCAGTTCATATTATTTCATTCCTTATTATGAGTGGTCATGGTATAATAATGGTGATCTTAAAAAGAAATATTATATTCCTGTTACCGGAGATAATGCTGCTATTATTATAAGAACTATTGAACAGTATGGTGATTGGAAAGCTCCATTTGGGCTAATCAAAGGAATTATGTCAAATACAACAAAATTATATTACAACCTGGATGAAGGTAGTGATAGTCCTGTTTCAGAACTCTATAAATATGGAATCAATGCTAATCTTTTCAAAGAGGATGCAGCAGGCAATCAGGTTTATGTTGTATGGGGAAATAGAACAAAATATAACCCAAGTTCGGATCTATCCAGAATAAATGTTTCAAATGCTTTGACAACTGATATGAAAAAACTTGATGTTCTTCTTCAGCCATTCATATCAGAAGATATTGATCAGAATACTTTTGATTTAATTGTAAATACAGTTGATGCAGGTTATCTTGCAAATCGTGCTCTTGATGCTTTTGATACTCTTGATGGTGATGGTGGATATGATTTTATTTGCGATACAAGCAACAATACTGCTCAAACACGAAAAGAAAATAAGATTATAATTGATTTTAAAGTCAAATATAAAAAGGCAGCTGAGTATATTGAAGCTAATATTACAGTAACGGCAGCAGGTATAGATTTTGAACTCATTTAATTTTAACACAGAGGAAGGGAAAATATTCCCTTCCTCTATAAATAATATTGAAGAAAAAACAATAAAAGGAGAAAACAATGCCTAACTATCTTGATGAAATGTTGGTTCAGGCTTCTGAGGTATTAAGAAGCAATCGGTTCAAAATGTCGATTGTATTTCCTAGTATCATAAATGCTCAGCCAGAATCTTTTCTTTCTGAATATTTTATTTTGGCGGCAGAGGTTCCAAGCAAAACAATAGGTATAATAGAAATACCAGTTATTGGTGGAAATAAATTAAAGGTCCCTGGAGATACAGTTGTTCCAGATTTTACATTTACAGTAATGCAAGATCCACTATATCTTCTTTATAGAGCATTCCATAGATGGTCTGAATATATTAATTCAATTCAATCTGGTCTCAGAGCACCTGATATTTCTGTCTTTGGAAGTATGACAATCAATCAACTTGATTTTGCAGGTCAAACAAGACAAAGCTGGGAATTGGTGAAAATTTTCCCAACTGATCCAGGATCCATTTCATTTGATAAAAATTCAACTGATGAATTTGAACAATATGATATTTCTGTAGCATGTAATGATATATTAACCAATTTAGTTTAAATTTAACATCTTTAACATTCAAAAACTATTCTGAGAGTTTCATATTTCAATTTGTAGGGATTTTCTGGTATTTTTAATAGCAGAGTATAGATAATTATTTTTCGTTTCTAATAAATAAAAATAGAGAAATTAAATAAGGAGTAAATTATGAAAAAAGAAATTAAGAAAAATTCTTTTGTTGTATGCAAAAATAAAAAGCATTTTTTAGATGTTGTTAGAATGTTTATAAGAGATGGGTTTAAAACTAATCTTAATTATGAAAATTTTCCTATAACAAATAATGGAATTATTGTTTTTTCTGATAATACAAGGGAAATATTTTTCTGCCCAAATTCACCTGAAAGAATTAAAGGATTAAATATTAAAGGATTTAAAGAAATAGAAATTTAAAAATATTCTTGACTTTTTTAAAAAAAATTTATATTATATATCTGATGACTAACTAATTGGAGATATATTATGATAAATTTTTTAAATTGTGCTTTCTTTTTAAGTTTTTTAGTATTCATATTTTTCGATATTTTAGATATTTCAAAATATTTAAATAAATTGAGTAAAATTACTGTTTTTTCATACATATTCATTAAAGCAGCAATTCTTGTTGGGTTTTATCATCTTTTTTTGGGAGAATTACGGACATGGTTAGTTTATTTGATGATTTTAGTTTCCATAACTTCAATTATAGATATTATTAAAAATATTATTAAGAAAGAAAGTTTAAAATTTATTTTTATTTTAAGTATTCTTGGTGGTCTTTATGTTATTATTTTATTTTTTGGAATAAATTAGGAGAAAATAAATGGAATTAACTACATGTGATTGGGCAAGGTGTAGTCGCGTTTGGTATAGAGGTCAAATTTATACATTGCATAAAATAAATATATATGGTAGGGAAAACAATACAAGTTTAAAATTTCTAAATTTTAAAGGTTGGCATCCTGCTATTTTATGTAAGCCTATTTTAAGACGATTTGAAGACATGACCGAGGATGAGATTGAAATGGCATATGAAATTGATAGGGAAACATGTGAAGGCGGTTGTTCCGAATGTAATATTAATGATTTTGCGTTTTGTAAAACATCTCTAAAAATGATCGATTACCTAGACAACATAGGTATAGATCAAAGAGGTTGGATTGATTCAGGTTTGGCGGTTGATGAAAAGGAAGTAATTAGTTGAGTTTTTCCATCATTTCTTCAAAACTAAGAAATTCACCTTTATAATCAATCACAGGAGCAGTTTTAATTCTGTATTTTCTTGCAAGTTTTAACATTTTTTGATAATCTTCAGAATAATTAAAATTAATTTTTCTTTTCATAAATTCTTTTTTAATTTTTTTACAATTTTCACATCCCGACATCCCATAAACAATAATCGACATTATTAACCTCTTATCCAGTTATTCATACATTATTATTATTTATAAATAATTTTGAATGATTTAGGAGAAAATGATGTTTCAATATTTTAGGGATTTAATAGGAACAAGAGAAATTGAAAATTATGAAATAATCAATTTAATTCGCTCCATTAATATAAATGATCTTGTTAATGATGTACACTTAAGAACTTATTATATACAAGATGGAGAAACAGCAGATGTAATTGCCCAGAAATTATATGGTGATAAAGATCTTTATTGGGTTGTTTATATGTCAGCTGGAATAAAAGATCCTTTTTATGATTGGCCCATGAATCAATCTGTATTAAGAGATTATTTTAAATGGTTGGTTTCAGAAGGTGAATTGACTGGAACATCGGGCGAATGGAATACTTTAAAAAGTGAAAATGATACAAAAAAAACAATTAATATATTAAAAGAAGTTTATATTGATGATCTTATATATTTAATTGAGCAGAGGTTAGGTTAATGGCAATTTTTAAAAGAGACATAGAATATATTAGATCACTGCAAAGAAGTACAGCAGCTGAAGTTGAAACAGTCAATTCAACTGCATTTTTAAAACAAGTTCTAGCCCTTTATGGTGTAGGAAAAGCAGCTGATTTAATTGATGCTGGACTTGAAGCCGCTGGTGTCAATGCTACAAAAAGACAGGCTGGAATAGAACTTTTAGAAAAAATTCATGAATCTCATTCAAAAATACGTGGTGAAAAACAAATTGTAATTCCTTCAAATGAATTGAATGAACTTGCTTTAATTTTTGACACAAATGGAATATCTTTAAATAATAATTTTTATGTTTCTTTTAATGGCAATTCATCTATTTCTGAAGAAGCTGCTTATACTATGGAAGCTTATTGCATTGAAATTAATCATCCAGGCGAAGAAATTGGAATGAATAGGCTTGATCTTGGATTCATTAGAAATGAAGATATTTCTAATATAGATTATCCTGCTGTTTCTTTTACATTTATGTTGGATAGGTATCAAGAAATTTATAGTTCTTTTAAAATGATTTTAGATAAAATGAGAAATAGAAAAACTGGAAGGTATGGTTATAGGGATGATTATTCTTTTGAAAACATTGAAATTTTTACAGTTGATCAATATAATCAGGTATATACATTTACAATTTTACTTGATTGTGTCATCAGTGGAATAGACGGCATGAATTTATCCGCATCAAATAGTGGGTTCCAAACAATTCAAATGTCAGTTACATTTGATAGTTATAAAATTAATGAGGAGTAAAAAATGAACGAGCAAAAAAATCTAATTAAAGAGGATTTATTTTCTAGAATTGGTGTAACAAAACATTTAATTCATTTAGATGTTCTTAATAAGGATATTGAAATACGTCCTTATGCACATGGAGATACTAAAACTCTTTTGGCAATTTTATCAAAATATCAAAATCAGAAAAATCCAAAGGGATTTGAAAAAGATATTGTATATGCTCAGAAAAATTTAGTTGAAAATTGTATTTTGGGTGATATTACAGGAGAAAAAATAAATATTCTTGATTTACCTGTTGCTGATTACATTAAAACTGTAATTGAATTGAAAAGATTTACAACAGGAGAAACAACTCCCTTAAGATTTAAATGTGTTAATGAAGATTGTGAAGATGAAACAAAACAGCGATATATTAAAGATTTTGTTTTTGATGTTGATGATTGTCATTTAAATTCAGAACAAAAAGATAAAAAAACAATTGAAATAGAAATGGGCGGTCAAAATGTCAAATTTCATATGAGAGAATATTCTTTTGGAATATTATTTAACAATATAGAATTCTTTTCTGGAAATTTAAAAGATCAAGATAAAATTAATTCTTTTTATGTTGATTTTATAGATTCAATAGAATTTCCTGATAAAAGTTTTGATAATCTTCCAAAAGAAATGAAAATAGAATTTATGAATAAAATGACCCCCAAGCAAACGAAAGAAATAATGGAATATGCTAATTTAAGACCAAAGTATATTTGGGAAAAGGAGTGGGAATGTCCAATATGTGGAGCAAAGAATATTTCAGCATTGAGAGAAGTTTCTGATTTTTTCTTTCTCTTGTAGTCAACGGGCAAACATATTCCGATTGGCTACAGCTGACCGATTTAGCAATGGAAGTTTTACATTTAAGTTATTCAGAATTATTAAGAATGACAAGTATTGAAATAGAGTGGTTTATTTCAAGAGTTTTAAAAAGAGCTAAAGAAAGAAAAAATGGAGATAAATAATGGATGCAGCAGAAGCAAGAGTTTTAATGGATTTAAGTAGATCAATGGCAAGAATGATTAAATTGTTGGAGGAAATTAATGAAAAATTGTCTCAAAACAGTTTTGGGGGTAGCGGGGGCAAAAATCACTGAGCAATGTGAGCACCTGATTATTATAAATGGAAATCCATGGTGTTTAAAATGTAATGCTCCTATTCAAAATGAAAATGATTCTTGTATTCTTATAAATCAATAAAATCAAATAATAAATAATAATGATAAAAATAATAAAATGGAGATATTAATGAAATTATATATGGAAAATAAAAAATTTGTTTTAATTGAATTTGATGATGAAGTAGATGAAATATATGATGATGAAACTGGATATATTGAAGAGGATGATTGGAATGATGATGAAGTAGATGAAAGGGCTGTTAAAAAATGGGTTGTCCGTGGTGGAAAAAAGAAAAAAATTAAAAGATCAACTAAAAAAGGTTTTAAAATTGTTGGTGGTAAAGAAGTTAAAATGTCATCTAAAGAAAAACTAGTAAGAAAGAAATCTCAAAAAAAGGCTGCTAAATTGAGAAAATCAAAGAAAACACAATCTGCAAGAAAAAGAAAAATATCATTAAAAAAACGTAAAAATATATAATTTTGGGAGGAAATAATGTTACTTATTATACATGATGGAAAAATAGATCTTATTGAAAAAACAGATTCAGAAATTTCAAAAGAGCAATATGATAAATTTTTAAAAAAAGATCTTGTACTTTCTCAGAAAAAAATAAAAGATCTTAATTCCATTCTTGAAAAACTTTTTAGTAAATGGAAAGAACTTGAAAAGGAAGATAGTCTTGATAAATTAGATTCAAAAGTAGAAAAAGCAATAAATTCTATTTTAGAAATTTTTAATATGGCAAAATCACAAATAAAAGCAATAAAAATCTTCATGAGAGCCATCATGCTTTCAAGACATGTTGATAATAATTCAAAATTTTTAATTAATAAATTTCTTAATCTTAAAATATAAAGGATGGACTGGGACATGCTCAGTTTGGGATAAACACTACAATTAAGGAGAGTAAACTATGTTATTAACACAAAATCAAATTAATGATCTTTTTTTAAGATCATTCCAACAGGAACTTAAATTACTTATGGATAAGTATGGAGTTTCAGAGGTTGTTGATGGACCTCATGGATCAGGTTTTATTATTGGTACGAGTTTTTTAAAAATTGACGATGTACACAATATGGGAAATCCATTATATCTTCCAATTATTCGTCTATAATTTTTCTTCAAATTTTTCTTTTTAATAAATAATTATGAAATAATTTAAGGAATTAAAATGGTTAATGAAAAGAAAATTATAAATGACTTTACGGATTTATTAAAATCCCTTACAGATTCAGACAAGAAAACATCAAAAAATACAGCTGAAATTTTAGCACTTACAAATGAGCAATTAAAAATATTAAGAAATTTAATTAATTCTTCGGCAGATTTTCAGGCTCAGCAAACGGAAGCTGTTTTTGAATCTCAAGCAGCAGAGGAAAAATATTATGAAAAAATGATAAAGATGGAAGAGAAAAATTTTAAAAAAGAAGATGAAAACTTTGAAGATCTTATTAAAGAACAAGAAGCACTTTTAAATTCTTTTGAAACTACATCTGAAGAAATTAAGAAATCTAATAAAGAAAAAATAAAAGTTGATAGGAAAGGAAAGAAAAAAGAATCTGAAAGAATAGATAATTTTTCAAAGGCATCCAATTCTTTTTCTACTTTTGCTTTACAAATATCAGATATGTTTGAAATTGGTGGATTTATGTCTGAGTTTTCAGCTATCAAAGATTTGATTTTATCTCCAATAAAACAATTTGGAAAAACTTTTCAAAATCTTTTAATGGAACCTTTAAAAGGAGTTGGAAATATTGGAATTGGTCTTGCAAAGGGACTTGGAAGAACTATTTCTGGGCTCGTTCCTGGTAAAGGAATCTTAGAAAGAGAAAAAAAAGAAACACAGCAAGAAGATATTATGGAATATAATCAAGCAATGTTAGATGTTTTATATGAAATTGAAGGAAATACAACAAAAGAAAAAGAAATGATTAAAAGTGGTTCTTTTCTTGATACCCTTAAGAAATTTTTACCTGCTGGACTTTTTGGTGCTTCTGGACTTGCTGGAAAAGCTGGGGGATTATTAAAAAAGATGGCTGGTGCCGGAATGATTCTTGCTGGATTGTGGTTGGCGGTTGAAGATTTTATGGATGGATTTAAAGAAGGTGGAATTGGAAAAGGTTTATACAAAGCATTTGTTGGAAAATCTGAAGGAACAATTATGGGAGCATTTAAAAATGCTGGAAAATGGGCATTGATAGGTGCTGGAATTGGATCTTTTGTTCCTGTTATCGGAACTATTGCTGGTGGTCTTATTGGAGGAGCAATTGGTCTTTTGATGAATTATGTTGCTGGACTTGTTAAATCTGATGCACCTATTGGAGATAAAATAACTTCTGCTCTTTTTGGTTCTGGTTCTGGAATTATGGCTTCTGTTTTCCATGGTTCAAAATATGCTGCTGCTGGTGCTTTAATTGGTTCTGTTGTTCCTGTTGTTGGAACTATTGCTG